CACAATCATGTGGACCTTATCGTAGCGAGCCACTGTGCGTTACACCTCCTAGTTTCGACGAAGAGCCGAGTACTTCTGACGAAGATCGTCATCACCCGGCTCAAGTTGACCGTTACCACGGCTACCCTGTCCGATGTTGTTATCAGACGAGCCTTCCTTGACGAACAAGAACGGCTTCGCCTTCTTCAGCTCATCGAAGAAGATATCATCGAAACCCGAGACGTTTCCGCCCTCTCCCACCTCAACGTCGGCCCACGCCTCCAACGTCGGAGCAAGAAGATAAGCGTCGTCCCGCGCTTCTTTCATCACGCCGTGGTCTACGGCTTGCACGAGGAACTCCGCCTTTCGGAGTCGCTCATCGGCCACAGACAGCACCTCGTTGCGCGCTGACGTGCGCGCTTCCTCGATGGCCTGCTCCCGAGCCTTCTCCTCTTCAGACTTCGCCTCCTCGTTCTTCGCCTTGACCCCTTCGAGGAACTCCTTCAAGTCCTTCGCCGAGTCAAAGCCCAACTCCTTCGGATCAAGCTTGCCCCGTGCGGCCTTTGAGGTCTCACGAGTCACGATGGCGTTCAGCTGATCCTGCGTGAACACCTTGTCGTTTCCACTGTCCCCGTCGTCCTTATCGGTGGACGTACCGTCGCCAGTACCGCCTGACGTTGCGTCTCCGTCGTCACCGGAGTCATCGTCAGCCCCACCCTGAATGAGCGGGACCCACGAATCCGTCGTCGCCCAGTACAAGAACTGGGGCGTCCCGGAAATCGCCGGGTCGAAGTCGTTACGCGTAGAACTCACCTCCCTGTACGTTGGGGCCATGATAACCATGACCTTTCATCTTGTCAATCCTGTTCTTGTACGTCGTCTACTCCCACGATAACGCGACTACCGTCCTCTAGCGTCACGGGTATACGAGGACGGGGCTTTACGAGATCAGTAATCTCGACGGTGCCTGAAGTGCCTTCATGGGGGCCAGTAGTGATATCTACTTGCATTACGCCGCCTTCCATAGCTGGACACCGTACCCGACAAGGGTTACATCTGACATCTGACCGGGGGTGGTATACATATACGCTGCAAAAGCCTGGGGCTCATCTGAATCGTTGATGAAGAAGTTATCGGCGACAACCGCTGTGTACTTACCAGAGTTTCCGTTGATAAAGGGCATGGGAGTGGTGGCGAAGACCGGGTTATAGAACCCAGCCCACATCCAAGGCACCGAGCCATCGTACGGTCCTGAAAAGTCAGGGTCCCAGGCGACTTGATCCACATAACAAAGAGCGGGCGGGAAGATTGTAGCCGAGAAGGTTACGCCTCCTGAGATAATCAAATAAGACACCGCGTGCCAAGCCCCGGGCTCAAGCAGGAAGGCATTCCCCGCATCGACATCTACACCGTACGCACTTGTGGGATCAGAACCATCGAGTGTATAAGAATCACTCAATAGTTCTCGGCCTCGATGTAGTTCTGTGCCCCCAGGTCGATTGGTTCCGTAGGGTGCAACTTTCGTAGTGCCGTAGGAAGCCCCGCCATTTACCAGCGTCACAGAAGCAGCGCAGTTCGCTGCAAACATCGAATCAGTGAGATTAGCCCCCAGAAACCCGTCACCTGGTATAGGATTGGCGATTGATACTGCCAAATCCCGTAGAGTTTGGGCCCGGATGGCGTTGGTGTTGTTATCCGCAAGCAGATCGAGCATATCCTCAAGCGAACGTGGGGTATCGGTCATGATATTCTCGCGATGTGGAACCCAGCTCCCTGTAGGTTCAAGGTCCCTGCACTCGTGGACACATGCTCAGCCATAAGACCGAACCGCATCGAATCGAGGCTCACACGGAACGAACCCCCGGCCTCCTCGACTGAACCCCGACGTTGCGGAAATGCGGTGTTCTTCTGGGAATAACTTGGGCTGTTCCCCCAGAACCCCCACACATCATCAAGCAATACCTCAGCTAGCACGATGGGCAACAGCTCGATAGCACCGAACCCCGCCGACGGCTTCGATTCCCAAAAGCCTCTCGCGTACCAGTAGTACTGGCCCTTGGGAAGCGTGAACCAAGACCCTGCTCCGAACGTCGGTGAGCCGAAGATGTAGTCGCTCTCAAGATCATCGTCGCCAGCCCAGCCCTGCGGATCGCGTAGGTTGTCGAACTCACACGGAACAACCGTATTCTCTACGATTGCTTGCTGGTCGCTTTGATACGTCATGACCTCGTAGTCTACCGGCTCAAGCATCGCCGACACAACGAAGTCTCTCATCTTCTGGGGTGAGATAGCCCTCGATGTGTTGTTGGCGAAGGACGTCAGGAGCTCATCGATTGTGCGAGGAGTATCAGTCATGTGCCATCCCTCGTCGCGTCAGCTGGAATCGTGCCGGGATTGCCCCAAAAGTCCCTACCACAGTGTAGGCAGAACCTATCATCTTTACTGTTGGGCTTGTAGTGACACACGCGACATTCCCATGGAGCTTTCGGCTTGCGGATCGTTCGCAGCGCCGGATGATTCGGGCCGAGGGGCGCTCGACCATCAGCCATGCCGTAGCCTTCCGTAGCACAAGATGTTGTCGGCGTCCCAGGGACCCATCGTGTAGTACGCGACCCCATGTGTACTGGGCCGTGACCCGAGGTTACGCACGCCAGGCTTGTCGATGAACTCCACGTGATCTGCCTGCGGCCAGTTCAGGCGCCCGTAGTTGAAGAAGATGAAATCACCTTCCTCAGCGCGCGATCCGTCATGGAAAATCTCGATACGGTCATCGTTCTTCTGCAGCTCCGCACCGTGGGGAAGCTCCATCCCATACACGGCCCGAACACAAGCAGCTGTGAACCCCGAGCAATCACTTGCCCCAGGTGGCCCCGTCGCAGCGAACCCGTAGGGCGAACGACCCACCCACTGGGAGCCCCATTTGATAAGCGGGTTCATCAGTATCTCGGGCTTGACCATCAGGATGACCCAGATAGGCTGGTCATACGATGAGCCCTCGATCTCGATGCGATCCTTCACGTCCATCTTCTCGATGTGATTGCGAAGGAACTTCATGACGCCTTCGAGGTTGTATCGCTCGAACTTATCGCCGTTGTACCTGATCTCGATGGGTTCGTCGAGCTTGCGCACACGACGACGGGTCTTGAAGAGCAACTGAGTCTTGTTCAGCTCATGACGCTCTCCGAACCCCTGACCTTTCTCGGTCAACTTCCAACGCTTTGCCATGTACCCTCCTAGTCCTTGAAGCCCGAACTACGGCGTGTTGGGCTCGCGGGCGGACGACTGTTCACCTGCGGCTTTGCTGTAGCTTCCCCTGCTGTGGTACCGCCTGTTACCGACTTGGGAAGGAGTGCAAGAACCTGACTAACGTCGAGGCCCTCACCCTCACCGGCGTTGCCCATACTCGTCGGATCATTTCGCAGCAGCTCTATTAGCTGGTCAGGCGTCGCCGTAACCTGTTCAGTCCCCGGTGGCAGCTGGGAAATCTGCGAAATGACCCGAGCAAGTACGGCTGCAGCCACAGCCTTGTTTTCCTTCTCGAACTCTGCGATCTCGTCCTCGGTGTACCCGAAGTGTTCAGACCACAGCTGCCTGAGCGGCACGCCCATGATGGACTTCAACTGGGCAGTCTGTGCCTGCTCAAGTTCGTGCCTGGTAGCGGCATTCTTCCAGTTGACCTCAAGCGCGCGGTCAGGATCAGCGACACCTTCGATCTTGAGGGCGAACTGCATAGCACGAGACCACGTAGCTCCCCAGTGCTTCTGACGATCCTCAACCTTCTGTACAAGTCCAGATTCCGCGGTCTTCAGCGCCTCGCCCGACGGCATATCCCCCGATGTGCGTAGATAGTGCATCGGGGTCTGTGTGATCTTAGCGATGTGGGCAACAACGACTTCCACAGCCTTGAAGATGGGTTCCAGGTCGATCTGTCCGAACTCGCCCCATTTGGCGTTGGTGTCGGATGTTGCCCAGACGCGGTCGCCCCCAACCTTCCAACCCTCCTTAGGCTGTGCGTTCGCGGCCATCACCTTCTGACGGAACGACCCGAACTCCGAGCCGACCATCATATCCATCAGGAGCTTGTTGACCGCATTCTGAACGGGGATCACGGTCTTCAGTTCGCTCAGCCCGAAATCGCGCCCCTTACCGCGGTTCTTGAAGTGAAAGACGGGTACTTCCCCGAACTCGTTGGGGATATCGCTCTTTTCCTTCACGTAGCCCATCTGCCAGGCATCGACCTCGTCTATCTGGCCCGCCATCATCGCTGCAGCCTGATCCGCGGTCTGGTTCTTCGGTGTGAACCAAAACTCGGTGTGATCTGGCAGATAAACGTATAGGTGGGTCTGACCCTCGAGATCGTTGAATATCTTCGCCGCACGAGCGATCTTGCGGTGGTTCGCGGGGTCATAGAAGACAGTGACCTCAGTCGGGTCGTTGAAGTAGAACTCGGCCTTCGTCGGGTCTTCTTCTGACCTCCACACGATGATGTAGGAATCACCGCGGATCGCGGCCTGGGTGTGGACGTCGTCAGCTTCTAGCGTGCCCCAGCATCGTTCGAAGACTTCCTGTGCCTGTTTCGCCTCTTTCTTGTTCTCGCCCTCGAATCCTAGAATCTCGAGCCGCTGCACCATCGAGTCGATAACGATCTGGCACCAGTTGTCAGAGAACTCCTCGAACTCGGTACCGAACGTCTCTTCCCACTTCGATGTGGCGAACGCGAGCTCATGGTCACCGTCGTAGTATTCCTGGAAGGTCGTGTAGTCTTCCAGACGGTCGGTGATGGCTTGAAGGGCCCACTGCAGGTAGTTCTGTCGGACATCCTCAGTGGTTGCCACCTAAGCTCCTACCTTGACGTCGGCTGTAGTGATGGTCCAAGCGCACATGATACATGCCTCGGTCAAGTCCCACAAGGCAGCCCCATCGAAGCCCGTCCCCGATCTGACGCCTGACCGCTGGGGGCCACGATACCTGCAGTCGGGGCACCTGTCGTGCGAGACGACCTTCGATAGCGGCATCATTTGTAGACCACAGCCCCCGCAGGCGGTGTTGGGGAACCTCCGACCTGAACCTTCTGCCCGTTGTACGTGTTGAGGGAGTTCCAAACCTCATAGCCCTCGACGTACCAACCGGGTTCGGTCGGCTTCTGGGAAGCGAGCGGCTCCATGCGGTTGGGGTCGTTGCGGATCAAGATCGCGAGTTGACGACCATCCTCGAAGATCAGGTTCTTGAACACCCCGAAGCACGATGCTGGAGCTCCGATTGTCTCATAACCCGATTCACGAGTAGGACCGCCCGGCTGCAGGTCCAGGAATCGACAGCCGTCAGCGGTCAGTGGGCCTTGGTAGACGACGTTGAACGGCGGAGTCGGATCGTAGGGGTTCGTACTCCTTCCGCACTTTTCCCAGAAAATGTCACGGCGCGTATTGCCCCAGAAACGGTTATTGATATTCTTGACGTTGGCTGAGTCATGATCTGACCACTGCCCGTTCCCGATGTTGTTGTAGATATCGTTACCTTCATATACGCAGCCATCCCACTGGAAGATCTTCGATCCGGATGAACCATGACCCAGATTCGCCACGGAACCGTTATCGTGAATCTTGCAGCCCTTCACGAGCGCATTGTGGCCCGGCACGCCGTCACCATTGCCTGAGATGCCGAACTCGCCTGCGCCGTGAGTATCGACGCCCAGAATCTGGCAATCGTTGCCCAAGACCAGATTCGAACGTGTGGCGCCCTCAAGTTCGAGATTTTCGACCTTCACGCCTCGAGACCACTTCTTGTCGGTGATCTTGAGCCGGATACCGTCCTGAACACCGTGGAAAATGATCTTCGCCTTACCGGGGTCGCATCGCAGGGTGAAGTTATCCTTATGAAGGTTCACCACAGCCGAAGTGTCGAACTCGCCGATAAGGTTCAAGATATCACCGGCATTGAGGTCTGCGATAGCTGACTGCATCGTTGTGCCGTCCGTATCGCGCAGAATCTCCCCATCAGGCGTTGTAGGGAGCTGTGCCTGACAATCGGCGATCTCTTGCTCCAGTTGAGCGATCCTGGCCTCGTATTCGGAGATCAACTCGTCCTTCGAGGCGGATTCTGTCTTCAAAGCGTCGTTGGCGGATTTGAGATCGGCGTTTTGGGACTTGAGAGATGTATTCTCATCCGTCAACTCGGTATTTGAGCCTTTGAGCGCTGCGATCTGGCCCAAAAGCGTCGTTTTCTCCTCCTGACAGGTTTTCAGCTTCGCGCGGCACTCTTTCAGGGTCATATTGCCCCTTTCTCAGTACGAATCGGCGTAATGGGCCTCTAGACCGTAATGACCGGCGATGAAGTACCGCATCGCGTCCATCGCATGGTCATCTTTCTTACGGGGCTCCTCTTTCGGGTCCTTAGACTCGTTCATCTTCTCGGATTGCTCCTTGACGCGGTAGGTGTTGAACTCACGGATCGTTTGCTTGCACCTATCGCGGGCGACGAACAACTTCGGAGCCTTTCGAGACGTGTCGTAGCCCATATCATCCGGAATGGGTCTTAGTTTCAACCATTCCTTGACCCGTTCGACCCCCATCTTCCAATCGTTGGGGGCAGCGGTCAGCATCACGGAGTTCAGCCAGGTGTTGTTGTACTCGTAGGTGTCGTGGAAGATCTTCATCATCGAAACAGCTTCTTCAGGACCCGCTGGATCGTAGTACCCCCCATCGACCCTCCATTGGATGTGGCTTTTGAGCCTTCGGGCGTGTTCGGGGGTGGTGATGTTTCGCTCGTAATACTCATCCCAGATATAGATATCGTCAGTCGCGGGATTGACCTGAATATTGAGACAAACGAAGGGGTTCCTGAATCCAAAGTCGAAGGCGAGGTAGTTGGGCCACTCTGGACGGAAATCGTGGGTAGGGATAACGTGATAACCCTCGTCGAACTCACTGTAGATCCTTCCCGCGAACGATGTGAACTCGGCCCCGTACTCCTGGTCGAAAACTTCAGGCGACAGTGTCTTCTTGACGGCCAAAATCTCATCGTCAGTGGCCCCGCCAGGGAACACAGTCGAGTTTTCCCACGTCGGCGACTTGTAGGACCACCAATCGAAGAGATCAGGGTCTTGGTTCTGCCCCAGCTGGTACAGGTCGAAGAACCAGTTGAACCCCTCAGGCGTTGAGACGAAGATCGCATCCCCGCGTTTGTCCGATAAGGTTGGCCGAATGAACTTTTCCCAGTGAGACAGCTTCAACTTCGCTGCCTCAGCCATAATCACCCAGTCAAGTCCCTCACCGACCAACGATTCGGGGTGCTCAGCCGACCTGACCTCCACAGAGCTCCCCCAGGCCGTCGTGATCCGGAAATCCTTGTTCCTGATGGAATAGAAGGTCTTGGACCGGTCGGTCGGAATCTGCATAACCTCGATAAGCTGCTTCCAGAAGACACGGAACTCCTTTTCCCCCAGGTCATAGGTCGGCGCGACGATCCAACCCAAGGTGGGTTTCTTCATCAGCATCTTAGGGAGCTGTTCATGTGGCCCCGAGGTGCTCTTACCCCATCGACGACCACAGTCAAGCACTTTGAATCGAGCTTGGGCCTTATGGAACTTCAGCTGACCCATGTGGGGGAAGTAACCGATCTTGTTGTAGAGCTGACCTACGTCGAGGCCTTTCCTACGCTCAGGTTCCCCAACTTGCTGGATCAGCGGCAGGCGGTCGTCTACTTGCACTGTGAGCCCTGAGCGTCAGCGATACCCGTCCTGCCGCAAGCCGAGCAGCGACACTCAGGGCTCACATCTCACCGTCTTCCTCGTCGTCCAAGTACTCATGCATCAGCTCGTGCTGGACGATGTTCTTGACGGTATCGAGCAATCCGATGAACTTAGAGCGGGGCAACCCAGGCGAAGCCGTATACGCGAACATCTCATTCAGCCCTTCAGAGTCCAGGTACGAAATGATCCTGATCTCTCCCTCAACCACAGCATCGTCGGGGATCATGGTGTTCGGATCGGGGCAAAATGTCAGGTCATCCATCTTCTGACTCCTGATCTATGATGCCGGGGCCCAGTGCAGGCCGGTCCACATCCGGTCCCATCGGCTGAGGCTCGTACTCATCGCCGATAGGCTGGATCGAGTCCGCCAAGAAATGCTCCCAGGGCTGTTCCTGCGCCACGTGCACTCGGTCAGGCACCTTCCCAACGATCCGGTTCATCAGCTCCCGCATCGCATCGAGCCTGACCTTGTCAGAAGACGAGTTTTCAGCCAGATCAGTAAGCCCATCGATAACATTGAGGTACGCCCGCTGCATTTTCTTGTTCCCGCGAGCGACGATCCTCTTGAATATCTCGTCCTGAATCTCCCTCGGGATGAACTTCGGCGGGTTCGAGAACTTACCATTGCGATCCCGTCGATACCCACGGATCAGTTCCTCATCATCCCAGTCATCCAGAGACAGTATACCCTCCGCAACGACTTTATCTTCATCGTAGATGCCCTTTTTCCTCTCATATTTGGACGCGGGTCCGCTCGTAGGCGACGCATGAAGCACCTCCACAGCCGCGACCGTCGTAGATGCGGCCTTACGAGCCTTCGCGCGACGCTTGTTCGCCCTTTTCTGCTTATCCGCGCGGATCGCATCCTCCACAGGAGCCTTGGAGGCCTTGATATCGTCCGGCGTCAGGTCGTTCGAAGTCCTCGGGCGTCCCTTTTGAAGCTTGAACGCCGGATCATCGGGGTCCATCTCTACGATCTCGGCTAGCGACTTGTTTTTAGGGACCGGGGGCACAGGTGCACCTGCCTTTATGTCCTTGGCCATGCGTGTGGTTTTGAGGTGTTCAGGTACTTTCTTCGGCTTACGCTTATTTGGGTTGAGCTTGCGGGGCTGGATGGCGGCAACCTCGTCAGGCGTCAGTCCGTTTCCCATACCGTCGGCATCATACACGAGGGTTTTGACTAGGGCGAGGCGTCATCGTTCTTCTCGTCGACCTGGGCGACCCACAGGCCATCGACAGCGGTCAGGATGATGGCGATCCACGACAGCGCGAGTACGACTTGGGGCTCATCTTTAGCGACGGTGAGTGCGGTGAGGGGCCAGCCGATGAGTGAACCTATCAGCATGGCGATGGCTAGTTTCCGTTTCATGTTCTCCCCTCGACTTTTCGAGCTCGACCTGTAAAATGATTATCGACCACAGGCGAAGGAGTAGGTTCGATGCCACTGCGGAAGGGACGTTCCCGCAAGGTCATTAGCTCAAACATCAGGCGCGAGATCAAAGCCGGTCGCCCCCGTAAGCAAGCGATAGCCATCGCGTTGCGTAAGGCGGGGAAGTCGAAGAAGAGACGGAAGAAGCGGCGGTAACTGGCAGCTTCCAGCTGGTGCGTCTAGGGGCCCCGCGGCCCCGGAGGGCCCGGGGAGTAGGTTCGGTCCTACCCCCCGGAACCCTTTGCAGGGGAAGGGTTATGCGCCCTTCGCCTCGCGATACTCGCGGATCGCGTCGTTGTCGCCGTCGAGGTAATGCCTTACGAGGCAAAGCTTTTCGGCGTCCCCGAACGCGTCGCCCTTGGACACATGCACATCCATGCGCGAACGCATCAGGTTGCGGACGGACTTGCCTTCCTTCGCAATCGCTTTCGCGAAGGCGGCAGGGGTCGTCGCGGCGAGCGCGGCGTTGCGTGTTGCGTCAACCTTGTTCGTCGTTGCCATTGATCTCAACCCTTTCCTGTTTCGTCAAAGACCCATCCCCTGATGGATCAACGTCGCGCGACGGGTTGACCCCGTGCGCAACACGATGCGGAGCCACGTTGCGTCAACGCGCAACTTGCGCGTGCCGCGTCGGCGCAACGGCGACGATGCCTTGGGGGGCAACGTCATTCGGACCCGCCGTTCGCGCGCGATGTCGGGGCGAAGGTCGTATCGCGTGATCCGCGACACCAGCTGCGGGGCAACGAATGTCACGTGGTAACCCTGTTCGCGTTGGCACCACGCATATGCGTGCCCCGTCGCTGTGATCCCTTGCGTCCCAAGGACTTCACGGGCGACGGACGTGTTGTCGTGTTCCCTCATACTCACCCCCTTTCCCCTTGCGTTGCAGGCGGTTTGGTTTCGGTCGTTCATCGTGGATGAACGATACACCCGACCCAGATCGTGCGCAAGGGGAGAAGCGTTTCCCCAGGGCGTTTGTTCACTTTCCGTTCATGTTGGTCGCGTGTAAGCGCCCCTAACGCGTCGAGATCAACGCGCGGGGGAAATGTGCGTGCGCGGGGGGATCGTCGCGTAGGGGCGAAAAGGAAACGCTTTTTCCGACCCCCCACGATTGATCCCCCGTCGCGCGTGCGCAGGGGTGGGTCATATGTCCAATCGAACGGACGTTCGCGGAAAGTTCCGCATAGTTTGACGTCGAAAGGTTTGATCTCGAGGGAAACGTTTCCAATCAGATCGCATCGTGGAAACGTTTCTCCCGAACAGGTGTTCGCGGAAACGTTTTGGCGTTGCGGAACCGTTTCCGCACTGCGGAACCGTTTCTGCGATCTATCGGCGGACGGCCGCGGGTTCGTGGCATGAACCGGTGTCACGGCCATACGTAGCGTGCGCGCGCGCGGGCGCGTGTGCGCGAGCGGTGCCACGGCCACACCACGTGTGGCGCGGGCGCACGGGTGGGCGATGCGGCTCCCCGTCTGGGCGTGGGCGCTACCCACACCACCAGGTTGCGTCACCACACCGCCTAGACGCGGTTCCGCGTGTGCGGAGCCCCCTCTGGGACGTGCGGAGAGACTTGGGATCTCCATCTGGACTGGACCGCAGTTCGAGTTCTCGCGGTTTGCCACGTACATTTGGGATCCCTCCGTTCCTGGAGAAGAGAAGACAACGGAGGGACGAGACCGAGTTCCTGTACTTGCCATCCTCGGTCCCGCCCCCACCGTTATCGGGGCGTCACTCGGAGTCCTCCTCCGACTTGTCGCTCAGCTCCGTGAGCAGCTCGACGTAGTCGGGATCGGTCTTGCTCTCCCAGTGGTAACGACCCCCCTGACCGACTTGCGCGCCACCACGCAGACGGCGGATACGCGCACGCACGGTCTTGGGGTCCTTCCCTCCCAGGTCCTGAGCGAGATCCTTGAGCCCCACGCCGCCCTCCTGATTCGAAGCGGCAGGCTTCTCGGCAGGCTTCGCCGCGGCAGGCTTCTTCGTCGCGGCAGGCTTCGTCTTGGTCTCGGCCATAACAGATTCACCTCCTTTCCTTGGTATCGGTGTAGCGTTCATGTGAGACGATTGTATCTCCGTCCCACGCCTTGCACAAGGAGTTCTCAGTAACCCTTGTGCTCGCAGCCCAGGACAACACGATCCCGCCCTGCGTAGTTCAGGGTCCTCAGGTGCCCAGCACTATCCTCAGCGCGGAGGCAACTGACCTTGACGATGATCTCGTTGCCGTGAGCATCGAGGTAACGGACCCAACCTGGGTCGGTAGCCTGAACAGCGGCCGTCATAGGTTGCGAGACCACCTGCGAGGTGAGCGAGGTCTTCACGGGTGTGATTGCCCTCACCCACAGCACCCCGAGGCAGTAAGCCACGATGCCGGCGCTGACGACCAACGCCACGAGCCAGAGCTTGCCGGGTCTCATGCTCCCATCCTCCTTTCTGCGGCAACTTCCGCCTGGTACTCCATCTCCTCCTGCCAGGACGACTTCTCGCTGGCCATGAAGTGGTCGAAGCAGTGCTGGAACGGGAGCCTCTCGTCGATGGTGCTGTACCAGAAGCCCTGCTCCGTCGGGTTGGTGCAACCCTCGCGGGCGCACTGCGGGACGACCCTCTTGCCCTCGCAGCGCTCGCACGCCACGTCGTAGAGGCCGCCCATGTAGTCCTCAAAGAACTCCGGACCGAGTTCGTCCATCTCCTCGGCGGTGATCCCGTGACCATCGACCGATGGGTTCACGTGGCTCCCCTCGCCTCGGCAGCGTGGGCACACAGCGTAGTCCATCTCCTGCCTCCTCAGCAGTAGTGCGGGTAGTACCCGTCGAGGTAATCGGTGGGCACGTCCCAGCGGGTGATCTTCTCGTCCTCGTCGCCCGGGTCCATGTGGCAGAGCTCGCCCTTGTACACGGACTCCTCGCGCGGCAGCATGTGGATCGTGGCGACACGGCGCTGGTGGCCGGGGTCCTCGACCCGGAACTTCTCGTTGAGCAGGCGGCACTGGGACTCGAGCACTCCGAGGTCCGTGTCCCGAGCAATCGCCTCGATCCCGATTAGGGGACCATCCGTGTAGTACCATCCGCCTTCTTCGGGTCCGCCGTAGCGGGTGTCCACGTCGTAGACGGCCAGAACACCGAACGTATGGCTCATGACTCAGCCTCCCAGTCGTACACCTTCGGGTCCGGGTAGACGCGGAGAACGATCTCCCCATCCGCCCGATCCTTACCGAGCATGCGAGTGACCACCTGGGCCAGCAGCGCAGCGTTCTCCTTGGCGGCCCTCACGTGGACCTCGCTTGCGAAATCGAACCCCAGCTGCCAAGCCTCGCGCTGCTGCGCGTTGGGCGCGGTGTCGATCCCGTTAGGCATAGGCACACCACGCAGGGCACGCCAGTTGCACCCACCGCCCGGGAAGTAACCCTCATCCACGTGGGTCTCGTCCCAGTCGTACCACTGACCGCAACGTCGGCACCAGGACTTCTTGACCGATCCGGCCATCAAGTCCTCGTCTGCCGTCGCGGCGAGCACGTTGCCGTACTCATCGCTGTAGGTCCCATCCTTGTTGATGGTCACCTGATCCCCCTTTCGAGTGGCATGGCGTTGCGTTCATCAAGGACATTGTCATACCTACCCAGCCCTTACGCAAGAGGACCCAAGAACTTTCTGGCCGGAATGTCGTGCGCGTGATCTAGAAAATGAGCGCGTGCGCGGTGTCATGAACCCGCATGTTGCGCAAGGAGAACCGACCATTTCTTGTCCCCAGTGGGCAGAACCCACGGTCGGTGGGGGCAGAAGGAAACGTTTCTGCATCTGTGTTCAAGAACTACGGGTCCGTAGCGGAAAGTGGTGTCACGGCCATAGGCACGTGGCGTGTGCGCGTGTCACGACTAATGCCCCCCCTCCGCGAGCGCATGTGCCACGAGCCACGATGCTGCGTCCGCGATGCTACCGAACTTTGCCTTCTCGGTCACACGTCCGATCTCGCCCGTCAGATCGTTCACGTAGAGACTCACCACGTCCCAGCGAGCGCCCTCGTCATCAGCCACATCGTTGATAACAGACCAGCCGATGAAAGTCATATCGTCCTCACCCCACACCTGATAGCCCAGATGATTGGCGAGGCGGACCATCGCGATCTCGTTGAGTACCTCGGGGAAACCCTTGTACCTCAGATCAGGCGATGTAGATTGTGCCATCTCTCTTCACCTTTACGTTCGCGTACCAGTTGCGGCGGGTGTAGACATCAGGTCCGACGATGACGGCATTCGTTCCAGCCAACTCAGCGACGTTGACCGCCTCCTCATTCCCGAACATCGAGGTACCGAACACGCCTACGTTCTCGGCACCTTGTTCCTCGACTGCACGACGGAGCGCAGCCTTCGTCTTGTAAGTAGTATCGGTTCCGTAACTCATGGTCCTCCCATCGGCAGGCTTCTTCGAATGGCAGGCTTCAGTCGACGCGCCATCCGTCCTCGTAGCAGGCTTCGAAGGATTCGTAGGTAATCTTGTCCTGTTCGGTGATCTCATCACCAGGCCTGAGATCATACATGCTACGAAGCACGACGGTAGGCCCCTCACCGAGGAACACGCCGAGCTGTGGAAACGACCCGGGCACACTACGCTTGAGCGGCAGGATCAGGTGTGGCCATGACCAGGGGTCCTTCATCATGGCGATGTGGTCGAACTCGATTCCCTGACTCATATCTCCCCCTTTCCAAGGATAGGCAGGGAGTAGTGGGAGGGGACAGTTCCCCCCTGCTTGGTTCTAAAAAGGCCGTATCGGTCATTTCCATTCACGGGGCTAGCCTTGCGCACATTTGAGTCGCCCATGTGGACACCCCGTCCCCTTCCGCCTAGCACTTCATGGCTGATGGTCATGATCCGCAACTCGAGTGTGATCTATCAGCCCGTGAATCTCGAAGATGTTTGGGTCCGTGCCGTGATCCTCGTCGTTGTATTCCCACTCGTGGTTATCCTGCATGTGAGACAGCAAGCCTCGATTCGTCCACGTACGAGGATTGACATAGACAGGTCGGTCAGACATGCTTCCCCCTTGGCAACTTCATCCACAGCACCCGCCCGATGTGATACACAGTGGCCTCGCGTCCAGTGATGGTAGTGAATCGGAACTTCCCGAACATCCCACCCTTAGCGAAATCGAAGTTCTCGTCGTAGGCGAAGTGATGGCGTCCTATCGAGATCAACCTTATCCCCCTTTCCGGTCATCAGATCGCGTGATACACGCATCATATACTCCACCGATTCCTTACGCAACGGGAAGACGGATCAATCCTGCGCATGGCAGAAACAGATGCATTCCTCGCGGTCAGTAACTTGGCCCTTCGCGTAATCAGTGGGCAGGAACCCCGAACACAGCTGGTGGTGGTTCGACAGACACGCCGGGCTATACGGCTCAGCTTTCCGGTCCGTGTCACGGCCAAGCCTCATGGCCTCTTCAAGGAACTCGCGGTAGTTCTTGGGCAGCAGCATCCGTTTGGTGCGACGGAGATCGCGCGCCTTACGGCTGCGTCGTGGCATCAGTAATCCCTCGGCATATCAACCTTCGGCGCAACGTACTCACCCTCTACAGCCTGGAGCTGTTCCTTGTCCCTCTTGCGTTCCACGTTACGGGATATCTTCTGAAGTTGTAGCTGGCGTTCACGTTCCTTGATGGCCTGTTCATCGAGGCCGAAGATACGAGGCTTGTGACCGAACGCCCCGCCCTTCTTAGCCTCGTATTGCCTCACTTCACCGAGATCAGCGAGGTGATACAGAACCTTGCGAGCTGTATTCTGTGAGATATCCAGTAGTTCTGCGGTGTCATTCACTGTGAGTGCCAGCATCGGGTCATTAGCCCACAGCTCACGAAGCATATTGAGGTACGGTAGATACCACCTTTCTCTATTGAGTTGCCCCTTCACACCCGCAAACTGTAGTGGCAGCCCGTCTTCGGTTGGCGGCGCGAACCATGCCCTATCCACAGGCATCAGCAAGCCCTTATCCCAACACAGCTTCAACGCGAGGCAGGCTTTATCTAGCGGGATATCGAAGGCTTCGGATATCTTCACGGCAGACACCCAACCCGAGTCCTCGCAGAGAGCTACGATCTCCTTTGCCTTTACCATCCTCACCTCCTTCATTCACCTTATCATCACCATAACAACAGGTTCAACCAACACCGTGATCTCGCGACGACCCACCATCTACCTCATATGATTTCATAAATGAGGTAATGATGGTGTCGCATCGAGGGACTGCCCTTCGGGGTTGATTTATCCATTACTTATTTATTTTTCCGATATGTATTTATGGTCACCATAACAAGGCGGGGTTACGATGGCATGTGCGGGCCAGAACAAACACAGCGATCCCGGTCAAGACAACTATGAGTAAGCCTGTGGTTGTAGTATTGCTCCCGCCCCGGCGCACAAGCTACACAGAAGATCAAAGGGCCGACGTGCCCACAACGTGTGCACTGCCTGTGGATAGTACCGTCCTTGGCTTCGAACTCCTCCCACGTAGGATCGTGATCTGACGGCTGACGACTGCCTCCTGACTTCGTCAGCCTTTCCTCCAGCAGCATGTTCTCCGTCTCTAAGTCCGCGTTCTCGTTCTCCAGCCTATCGATCTCCGTAAGCAACAGTTTCTGTATCTCGTTCAGCGCCTGGGCCGACTGACCACGCAGAGCGCCTATTCGATCCATAAGTTTTGCCATACATCACCCCATGTTCGTAATCACAGTGACGTCCTTGATTCGCTCAGGGACGTAATCAGCGCCTTCTGCACGCATCCAGATCGCCATAGCGTGCACTGACGACGTGGCATGAAGGCGACGCTTGACGTTCGCTCTCATGGTTCGAAGGGTGTTATACGTGATCTTCATCTCGCGGCACACGTCGTCGCTCTCATATCCCCACGACAAGAGATACATGAGTTCCTTCTCACGAGGAGTCAGGTAATCATGCTCGGCTACTCGGGTCATTGAATCCCACCCTTCCATCCCCATCGACGGGCTTATCACTAGCGAACTGATGCAGGCAGGTGAACCCGCAGAAGTCCCACTCGGTTTGTGGGTCTGCATAGCCGGTCATATATAGGTTCTCCTGCTTGAGATGTAGCCTCCTTATATCACCTATCCGTTCCCCGCAGTTATCGCAGAGCGTGACGTTAGCCATTGTACTTCCCATCCGGGCGCTTGGGCGTGTGCATATCCCACCACAACATTACGCCCATAGCGATAACCATGATGAGGACTAACGGTCCCCATACATAGTTCATGAAGAAATCAATCATATCTCCTCCTTATTCCCAAGGGGGCCGACGCCCGTTCGCTGCCAGCACGGCCATTATGATGGCTCCTAGTGCGAAGCCGATGAAGAGCCCGATGATGAAGCCCATAACCCCCTCCTATACACTCATCTGGATATACACCCAGGGATCGCGCATCATGAGCCACGTCCACAGCGATATCAACGCCGCGATGGCCAGCAGCCACACAGCGAGGGCGAACCACCAACCTTTCATCCTTCCTACCATGGCCTTTCCCCCCTCCCTCGATCCCAGTTCCAAAACTCGCCGCAGTTATCACACTCGATATGCAGCTGCTCATTTAGCTCAGCCCTGACGGTCACCACATGACCAGACTGTGTGTGGTAGTCTTTCCATTGTTCCCAGTTGTTGATCTCGGGTTCCCACGGTGGCTTGAACTTATCGAGCCCGATGAACGGCACGCCCATCGTGACATCCATCATCGCGCACAACTCCCGATACTGTCGATCTGACAACTGATTCCTGATGCCAAGGGCATGGAAGTGTTCGATCTCCATGTACTCAGCCCGAAACCCGTCCGACGCTTCGATGATGTTTCCCCAAGCCTTCACGCTCGCGAGCACGTAGCCCGCCGAATCGTAGCCGTAATCGTATCGGCCTATACCCGGCACCCGACGGGGATCGAACACCGCGTAGAAACCACACGAGCAGTTCGGATCAGGTGCCTTGTGTGGGCGAGCGCTGCCACACACTGCATGGCCACGACGATTGAGCCACTCATACTCGTGGTTCAAACTTCTCAAGCTCATACGAGTCTCGAGGGGCACGCGCTTCGTCGGCGGTTGAGTGCTCCAATCCATAGGCGAATATGAGGCCATGTGAGTGTGCTGTTCATAACGGAACGCGCGGTAGCCTCGCACGTAGCCCATCACATCGGGAGCGCCCTCGGGATCGGGCACCTGCCACGTGCGATGATCTTCGGGCCAGAATGACGTCACTAGGTTCACCTTTGCCATCTGTGTGGTAAACGTCTGCATCGCCGTCACGTAGCTATTCATCTGCCTCGCGAGCAGGTTGAACAGCGCCGCGGTTGGGTAAGGCCTAGGCGGGGGCAGGGGCCTCGGCAGGTTCTGTTTGTGGCTCTTCTTGCGGCGCAGGCGCCTCTGTAGGCTCTTCCGCTGGCTCTTCAACGGGTTCGTACCTCCTGATCCTCTTCTCTTCACCGATGTTCATTTCTTTCCTCCTTCGGTGTCCTCGGTTCTCAGAGCTGCGAGGGCTGCCCGCCTGGACTTTGTGCTTACGTTGGACTCCGCGATCTCATACAAGACCAGAACGAGGGCCTCTAGTTCTATGATGCGATCTCTCGCCCCCGCATCGTACCCGATAAGATCTTCTCGTATCTCTGTCACGCGGAGCAACTCACCCCCTTCAGCTCACACCCGTTGATCCCGTCATGATACAACCCCCGATCCCTGACCACGATGCTCCTGACCTTGTAGCCTAAGGATTGGTCACCCACGTTCGGGTAGGTCTTCGTTGCGACCTTGGACCAGTCGATGCGCAGTCCTACCTGACCTGACCCCGAGGTTGTGTTGTGCTTGAGTGTCACGAGCGCCGAGTTCACCACACTGATGTTCTCATGGTCGTTGCGTAGTGCGGTGTTGTTCTCGATAAGCATCGGTCCCCCGCATTTCTCGCATCGGATACCCTTGTGGGTGTTGTCGTTGGTCGTGTTGTCCCCGATGATGGTCGCTGAACTCGAACGGTCGAGCCAGATACCATTACCGATGTTGTGAGAAGCTATGTTGCCCAGTACAGTCGCCCCAGACCCCAACGACTGGCCCGGCTTCGATAGCTCCATCAGTTTGACCGCACCCGAGCTCTGATACTCAAGTACACGAGCTCCGTTGTTGGTCATGGTATTGCCGCGGATCAGGATGTGCCAGTTGGCGTTGTGTGCGATACAGCCGATGGCGTTTTGCCTGTTGCCTGTCAGCGTGCTATCGAGGATCCTTGAGCCCGGGCCACATACGACCCCGCGACCTTCGAAGTTCTCGATGGTCATGCCAGATAGCGTGACGTTGGACGTGGCGTGCAGGTAGAACCCGTCAGCGAGCTTGCCTGCTGCGGCCCTGTCACGAGTTACGTTGTACGAGCCCGTGTACCTGAACGTGCCGCCTTGCAACGTCTGGCCAGCCAAAGGCTTGAACTCGCCTGTGCGTGTGGTGAACGTACCACTGAAGCAGATCGTTTTGCCTGGTCCTGCCGCATTGAGCCTGGCCTGTACGTCAGCTGGAGCTGACACCTTGATACAGGTCGCGGCGTTAGCGCGATGTTGTAGCCAGCCGACGAGGAAGAACGCGGCCAGTCCGGCGAGGATCGCGATGCAGATGGCGAACATCGCCAGAGCGGTACGGTATGGGATCGGTTCGTTCCTTTTACTCAACGGTGCCTCCTGAAGTGTCGTCGGGCCTTGCGCCTAAGGAGCCAGTCCCATCGCGAGCGCAAGCGCTTACGACAGCTCTGGCATATCCACGTCTCCTTCGCCTTGATCTTTCGCCTCCTGTTGCCAGAGCACATGGGCTTGTACCCATATGCAGTCGATGGTGTGGGAGTCACGATCCAGGTCCACAGTGAACGATTGGAACTCGCACCACGTACAGTACCTTGTGTCTCCCATCACGGTGTAGGGCGTACGTTGGAGCGCACGCTTGCCAAGGTTACGGATGAAGTCAGGTGTTGCGAACGCCTCACTCATAGCTCATACCTTTGCTTGACCTCCTGTACCTCGCGGAGGTCGACCACATCTATCATCATGTGGACGAACTCGTCTTCAAAGACGTAGTACGGTAGTCCCTTGTACTTGATCTTGCCACGGTAGATCACGTTGCGATATTGGTACTGAGTTCTGTACCCTTCTAGCCCGACGCTGACGTGGTAGCGCTTACCTTTCGTCAGAGAGAAGGCCATTGTCGAAACGATCCTTGATGAACTGGGTCCACTTCTCGTTGAGAAGATCGTACTCCTCGCTGTTCATGATGTAGCCGTTTTCGAGATTGTACCCCATCGACTCGAACGCCAGTTGTTCGGACTCACAGGTGATGGCGCCGAACTCATTCTCCTCGTCGGATGCCGCCAGCTCAATCATGAGGGTGTCCAAACCGTAAGTGTAACCTGACGCATATCCGGACTCTTCGGCTTTGGTATTGAACAGCTGGCCCAGGACGCACAACTGGCAGTCCCGTAGTTCGAGTTGGGATAAATCGATCTTTCGCTCCCACCCTGGGAGTTCTGAGTCGAGCTTACGGGCCCCTGCCAACACGCGCCGTTCGAGGTCCTTGTGTACGGCCTCAGGAATCTGATCCCTCGGTATCATTGGCATAGTTTTCCCCCTTTCCTGTCAACTGACTCCTGTCACCCGCCCCAGGGCCCCCAACCCCCGTGGTTCACCATCGCCATGGTGACCACAGCCTGTGCTCGAGGGTTGTACCAGTACGGGTGCCATACGTGCCAGTGTCGGAGTTTCTTAGCCCAGTGCTGAACGCGCCCGGGCCAGTAGCTATACATATGCTGGAAGATGCCCCGACAATCGCTCGAATGGTTCCATGCGAAGCGCTTGAAGTTCGATTCTCTCCAAGCGATTGCTCGAGCCTTATCGGGATCAACTCCGAACTTCTTGGCGAAGCATGAAACGATCTTCTTCGTCCCGGCCACATCGTTCGGGTACGTACAGAAGTGCGAGCGATCCCTGGCCGAGCTGGGTACTGCCATGAAGCCCACTAAGATGCCTGATACTGCCAGACACGCGAGAAACTTCCGCAAGATGTGTCACCTCCATGGTCGATGCCCTCCAGTCGAGAGCCTTCGGCTTCCGGTTCGGTCAATACTTTCTACCACCTCCTCGGCGTCGCATTCTACGCCTAGTCCCTAATGGATAAAGCCTCCCTGATACCGCCTGCAACGGAGATCGCTACGAACATAGCGGCCTCACCTTGCTGGCGAATGATCTCGTTGAACAGGTCAAGGAAACAGACCGGGTGGAGCAAGGCGTATTCTTTCGGTTCACCCTCGCGTTCACCCTGATAGACGAGATAGGGCTTCTCCTCGTCGGTTGCTAGCTCGTCGGCCATCACGACCCCAACGCCAACGATCTCCTGTCTGCACATCGAGCATTCCAGCACCGCCACCTCACTTGGTCCGCCCCGGAAACTTCGGTCGAGTACGTTTCCCTGAGATGGCCCCCACTGATGGGTAGTCATCCCAATGATCCTTGCACAGGTGCATAGGCTGAGGCGTCGCAGCGACACCCTTAGGCAGCCCGACCATGAGTTGCGTGGTCTTCGGATAGGCTGGCGTGTTGCCGCATACACGTCTCCGAAAGTACGCTACGCGACCAGGGGCCGTACACTTCACACGGTCAGCGTAATCAGACATTGTCCCCCTTTCAGGTTTTGTGTTCGATTCGATTGTATATCGAACCAAGTTCCTACACAACCGGTGCGGTCAATCGTCGGGGCCACCTGAACCGGTGTTTGGTCTTGCCGATAGGGATGACCAGGATCACGTCCTCAACTGGAAAATCCTCGTCATCCTTGAGATACACGGCCTTCGACCGGTTCTTCTTGCCAGACTGCTCTGACCACCACCACACCTTGTCGCCTCGCTCATACAGCCTTGACACGAGACTTACCGGGATGGATCGCGCCGATGTGCTTGTTCAGGCCCTGCTGCGAGGCGAACGTGCGGTCGCAGTGTGGGCAATCGAGCGGATCAGGTTCACGATCCTCGAACATACGGTTGTGGACCGAACACACGTCGATCTCGATCCTGGCGATGGCGGGCATATCGTGCTTGTGCTTGAAGTCGCAGACCGCCATCTCGACCTGCTTGATTGCCATCTACTTTCCTTCCACTAGGCGGCCATAGAGCTCCAGCCGCACGTTTCGGTTGAACGTCTTACGGTCACCCCATGACTTCGCGTCCTCGATAAGGTAGCCCTTGTACTTGTACTTACGGGGCTTCTTATCGCCATCGGACACGTAGACGATATCGATGCCAGGGGTCTTACACCGAAGGCAGATGAGGTCGGTGTGGTAAGCGCGCCTTCGACCTTCCTTGATGAACACCGTTCGTTGTGGGTCCCAAGCGTGACCTAGGGACCGGCACTTCAGATGCTCAGTCGGCATTTCGGGGAAACCCTTGATCTTTGCCATGTTCACCTCCTTATAGGTAGATCAGGTCGGGAGTCTTGCACATGACCTCCTCGAGAAAGTACTCGAAGAGCTCCTTAGCCTTGCGGATCGCGGCTTGCTCACTCCTGATCTTGCTCCCATTCACATCCATCTTGATCTCGAACGTACCGTACGCATCGCGGCTCCACGTGGACTCAAAGCCATACTCTGTCATGTGTGGTCGAGTCTTACCGGTCAACTCTATAAGCTCGAACGGCTGGCTGACGCTCGCTCCTCCCCAACTATCGTCGGGCTCATAGTCGAACGAGCGCTTGTTGAACCCGTTACGGTACATTCGGATGTCAGCTTGAGTCGTATACGTCCGTTCCCACTCGCCGTACAACGTGACTTCATACCTCATATCTCACCTCCCCCACTTCAGCGTTGATCTCTTCCTTGAGCTGCTTGATGTGGATGCACGAGTCGTTGCCGTTGTTGAAGAACCCAAGGCAATCGCATACGAACTCCTCGAACACCCGTTTGGGGGTCTGACGGAACACCCATGTGACCACATGAGCGTTCGGCCAGTCACCCCCCGACGGGAACAAGAACACTCGGCCCTCGCCAATGTAGACAGGGGCCCGCTTCTCCGCGTCCTTCACCCACTTGTCGATTGCGCGACGGGCCTTACTCTTCATTTAGAATCACATCCTTGTTATTTAGTCAGGAGCCTCCGCTTTGGGGTTGAAATCGGCCTTAGTGCAATCGGAGATTTCCCATCGTGTTCAAGACCAACCCCATCAGGATCGCGGTCGCTAGGATCGCCCCGAACGTCCACAAAATGATTCGCGGCGCGCTCATCGGATAGTTCTCCTTCCGTGACCATAGTCACAAGTGATGGTGCCTGTGACCCCGCCGTTCGCATAGACCGAACCTCGAAGATCACAGTAGTACTTTATTGCTAACCCAGCGGGATCGAGTCCTAACGTGTAGTGCCACGTCACCCCATATCCCAGTGAGCTGTATCCCGTGCCACCTAGTGACTTCTTGCAGCCCTGGTAGAACAGGTAGCCACCGAGGTCCCAGCATCGGAACAAAGGAACATCGTGAACGTGGTTACCCTGCTTGTTCGTACACCACTTGATCTCCATGGTGGGCTTGGCCATCGTGCCGTACTTGCCCTTCATCTCCCAACCATGGGTGTGATACCAACACCGGACCTTGGCCTGTGCTGTGGTCGCGTTGACCATCGGCAGCAGCGAGACCATTGCCAGGATGACAAGGAACTTCCTCATCTTACTGACTCCTGTCTTCCTCCCCGTTCTAGAAGACGGTTGCCTTTACATCCCCCTTTCCTCAGTCCCTCCTGCAGGATGACGCATCAATGACCGAGTGATCCGGTCTCGTTTAGCACAGTCGGTGCGTGCCAACCAGTTGTCCTTCTTGAAGTTCTCGAACGGCTCGAAGAACTCGGCGAGGGCCTCTCTCATCTTGCTCCACTGGTCGTACGCAGAAGCTTGGGGTTCACTCGCGGCGTCTGGGTCCTCTTCCTGTGTGAGTGGGTAACACTCGATGACCACGTTAGCTAGCGATTCGTAGTCTCGCTTAGTGAGCTTGCCCATCAGTCCTCCTTCTTGTTGAGAGGAAACGTACCTAACGACAGCAGGTGTTCGCTGTCTCGGTCGGGCTCGAATCGGCCTGAGCTGTCGAGTGGCACAGCCTTCACGAATACGTGAAACTGTGTCGGAACTTTGAAAGGCGGGTTGTACTGGTTGTAGTACTCACGGTGCCCCCTCTCCTTGAGCACGAGCATACGTGTATCCTCGTACCACAACGTGAGTACGCCGTGCGTCTGAGGGATCGAGATGTAACCGTCATCCCTCATCCTCAGGATGGGGTGTGTCTGATGGGAATAGACATCCCCGGACAGTGAGAACTCCCTCACCTGTTCCCCCTTTCAGATCAATGCGTCGCAATCATAAACTCTCGTTGATCCTTACGCAACGAGAACCTAGTCATTATTTGACTCGTTCGATCCCCCATGATATCGTGTCGGTCCATCTCCGAAATGAGGGGTACCAAGTTGGGTCAAGTTGCACCTTCATTAGACGATTGGTTGACAACTGACGAGGTTGCCAACATCTACGGCACGACCCCATTGGCAGTAACTAGGATGATAACGAAGGGCAGGTTGAGGGCAGAGAAAAAGGGTTGGATTCATCTGATACACAAGACTGCCTTACCCGCCTCCTGGCCGCCTCCTGTCGACCGATGACTGCCCATAGCGATCTCTTCGACCTCGCGTGGCAAGGGCAAGCGGGTTTCGTTGCCATCTCGACACGCGATACATCAGTGGGCAAGACTGACCCCGGGTATTGGCGAGACAAGATGTTCGCCTGGCCTGACAAACGAGGCGAGGTACTCAGCTACGTCAAGAACCAAGCAGCTGACGGGAAGGATGTCTACTGGGCACCGGCCGTCTTCACCGCACGGTCTCGATCCGCCGAGGCTGTCACGGCCATTCATACACTGTGGGCTGACCTCGACGAGGCTGACCCGGACACGATACCCAAGCCGTTCAAGCCTACAGCCGTATGGGAATCGTCACCCGGCAGGTATCAGGCGATCTGGCAACTGACACGACCACTCAACCCAGTCGAGCAACAGCAACTGAACCAACGCCTCACGTACGCGATAGGTGCAGATCGTGGGGGTTGGGACCTGACTCAGGTGTTACGCATACCTGGCACTCGCAACCACAAGTACGAGGACACCCCGCGCGTTCGATTGCTGTATCTGAATGGCCACACCATCGACCCTGGCACGGCAATCGATGATCTCCCTGAAGTTCAGACCGCTGTCACTGACGATACCCTGCCTGACCCTCGAGAGGTTCTCCGTCGGTATCGCCAGTCATTCAATACACGAATCAAACAACTCCTGAGGGCCAAACACGCACGAGTTGGCGAACGCAGCGACAGGTTATGGGAGTTGGAGTGTCTGCTTGCCGAGCGGGGGCTGCATGCCAATGAGATCGCCGCCGTAGTACAGCCCACTGTATGGAACAAGTTCAAAGAGCGTAACGATGAGATCCGCAGGCTTCTCGTTGAAGCGCAGAAGGCTTTAGATCATGCAGGCCCGACGATAGGTGAAAGCGATGAACTCGAACCGATCCCCGAAGAACGGGTTGAGCCTCAAAGGTGGGACGCATTTGATAGAGAGCACCAGCCGATCCGTTGGCTCATTGCCGATGTATGGGGGGAGTCTGAGGTTGGCTTTATCTCTGGCCCACCTAAGTCCTATAAATCCTGGGTCAGTCTTGACCTTGCGGTATCGGTTGCAACTGGAACTCGATTCCTAGGGTCGTTCCAAGCCAAGAAGAACGATGTCATCCTGATTCAGGAAGAAGACCCCATGCCTGTGCTGCAGGACCGGCTCATCAAGGTCGCTGCATCTAAGGACCTCGTGTCAGTGGGGGTGCGTGACCGTGAACTGGAGATCGTATACGACCTGCCTGACACACTCCACATCATCTCGAACCAAGGCTTCACACTGACTGAGGAATGGCTTGAAGCCCTCGAGCGATGGATCATCGAACGGTCAGCGAAACTCGTGATCCTCGACCCACTGATGATGATTGCGGGGGCTGGCTTCGATGAGTTCAAGGCCTTCGACTTTATGGAAAAGGTACTCAAACCGTTGAAGCGCCTACGTGCGAAGACACAGACTGCGATCTGCGTACTGCACCACCACACGAAGAGCTCACAAGCAGGGCAGGCACGAGATATGTACGGGTCAGTTGCACTGTGGGCGTGGGAAGAATCGGCGATGCACCTACAGCTCGCATCGTCAGGCAAGGTCGTCGCCGAACGATTCTCGAAGCACGCTCTGCTCCAGCCGCTCACCCTCGATATCGGGGACGTATCAGAAACGTGGATACCACGAGTGTCGATGGGCAATACCTCGGTATCCATCTACGAACTGCTGTCCACGATTGAGGGCGGCGCAACCATCGAAGAACTCATGGGTATCACCGGTCTCGGCCGCGATCCAATCACACGAGACCTGAAAGCAGGCGAGGCACAAGGTGCTATCGCTCAGATCGGTACGAAGGGCGAAGGAAGAGGGAGGCCGAAGACTGTGTGGGGCGTGAAATGACGAACGGTAAGGCGGGGTTTCCATGCCCGATATGTGCAGAGCTTTCTAACCTAGCAACATCAACTTCCAGCTTCCGGACACGACACCTCACGCTGCGAGGGAGACGGTGCGAGAACGGCCATACGTTCACCACTATGGAGGCCGTGATTGACGAGTTGCAATGGTTTGAAATGGAGCATATACTGGCTTCAGTACTGAAAGGGGGAGAACTTGAACGCCAGGGTGGTGGTGTTTCAGAAGGGTCATCGGATCGAGAAGGTGATCCCTCCTGACCGCATACGCGAGGCGAACGTCAAGGTAAAAGAACTCAAGGCGAAGGGTGTAAAAGCCCACCTCGTGTATCGCACAGATCGCGGTTTGTTCCCACCGCCTGACGAGATTCGTGAGCACCGTGAGCAAGGCATGTTGTGGTGCCCGTACTGTCGGGCGTGGCGTTGGTTCACTGTCCCGCGGTTCAAGCCTGGGGCTGAAGTAGGAACAGATACGTGGTTCATGAACTCCTTCCACAGGCAGGGCATACGGGTCTGCAAGTGGTGCAACATCGGGCAGACAGATTGGTGGGTGTGCAAGGCGAATGGCATCTTCCATGAGCGCTCAGGACAGCGGCGACGACGCCGTAGAAGATCTCGTTGACTTAGGCACCAGGGTACGTATCATGTGAACAAACGTTTTCTCGAAAGGGGGTGAACGCACGTGGCCAAGGATGGATTGTCGTTCCGGGCGAAGCATTATCGCAACCGGAAGAAGGAAGATCGCGTCCAGTTGTCGGGGTTGCAGGCGGACTTCGTCAAGCTCATCAAGGGGGACAAGGATTCCCTCGACGATGTGAAGACGAAGGTGACTGAAGCCCTGAAGAATGCCGCTCCTGCCGACGAGGAGTAAGATCGTGTGGGGGCCGGGGCATGCCTCTCCCATGTTCGCGGCTCCGGCCCCCACACCTATACCATGAGATACCGATTCAAGACCAAACCATACAAGCACCAACGCGAGGCCCTGATCCGAGCACTCGACCAGGGTCACTACGGTGCGTTGTGGGAGCCTCGCACAGGCAAGACCAAGTTCATCGTTGACTGGTCCTCGATCCTGTGGATGCAAGGGAAGGTCAAACGTGTCCTCATTATCTGCCCGCTTTCAGTTGTGGGTGTCTGGGAAGACGAGTACGAAACGCACTGTCCTATCAAGTACCGATTTCTCACGCTCGATAAACGAGACAAGACACTCACCAGTTCAAAGACTCGCCTCACAGTTTTGGTGGTCAACTACGACCTGGCGTGGCGGCGCGCTAAGCTCATACGAGATTTTCGTCCACATATGGTCGTTGTGGATGAGTCTCACCGTATCAAGAAGCCGTCGGCTCGACGATCCCAGTTTGTTAGGTCTTTCCGCAAAGTTCCATATCGGGCTATACTTACAGGGACGCCCACTCCCAAGTCCTACCTCGACATCTATGGGCAATGGGTCTTCCTCAACGAACGGCAGTTCGGAACAAGCATAGCCGAGTTCAAGGATAGATACATCCGCTTCGGCGGGTACATGGGGTATCAGATCAAGGGCTACCGTCACTTCGAGGAACTCAAGTCGAAGATCGACGAGGATGCTGAGGTCGTACTCCGCAAGGATGTCTTCGATGTACCCGACGAACTCTTCCAACGCATACCCGTTGAGCTTGAACCTCAGGCATGGGAACAGTACTACAAGATGGCTTACGAACTGTTCCTCGAACTGCGTGACGGGGATACTTCCGACGCGAAGAACGTCGCGGTCAAGATGCTACGCCTACAACAGATCACAGGTGGGTGGATCAAATCCGATGAGGGTAACATCCATCAGATCAGTGCCGCCAAGATCGGTGTACTTAGGGATCGACTCGAAGATTTGTGGGAGGCCAATGAACCCGTCGTTGTCTTTGCAAGATTCAAACCAGAACTTGACGCTATCACTGCGCTTGGAGCTCGATTCAAAGTCCCAACTTACGTTGTACGTGGAGGCGTGGGACGTGAGGAAAGGGACCAAGCACGAAGGAAGTTCCAAGCTTCGAAGAACCGGGCGCTCTTCCTCGGTCAAATCCAGGCAAGCGGACTCGGAATCCCTCTACATAGGTCTCATGAAGTTATTTTCTACTCTGTCACACTCGCCTATGACGACTACAAGCAAGCCCTCGACCGCATCCAAGGCGGGGAACAGCAGTCAGACTCCGTGAGATATCAAACCCTCGTCGCTTCAGGTACTGTGGACCTCAACATCTACGAGAATCTCAAGCGAAAAGAGGACACCCAGTCACTCCTCATGACCCCCAAGGGTCGTGCCGAAATGGTTCGTTCCTTAGCTATGAACCTCGGCATTGACCTTGACGACTGAGTCGATTATGATGGCACCGAACCAGAAAAGGGGGAATAGGTTTGATCCTCGTAGAAGGCCTCGACAACACAGGTAAGACCACCCTTGTCTCTGACTTAGCACTTCGATATCCTGAGCTGGCAGTACGACCAAGCATCGGTAACAAGCACGACCTCAGTGATATCCGTAAGCAGGCACAAGACGAAGCACATGGCCTGCCACCCCTCACTATCGCGGACCGCTCACGCATCGTATCTGAGTACATCTACGGGCCCATCCTGAAGTCTCGACCCCTTGCGTATCCCTTCGACTTGTGGATGACGTACCTGTCCGGGTTCCTTCACCACAGACACCTCGTGATCTACTGCACTCGACCCTTGGAGAAACTACAAGCCACGTTCGATGAGCGTGAGCAACTCTCAGGTGTGTACGAGAATCTCGAGGACCTGTACGCTACGTATCAAGACTTCATGGATGCGTTGCGCCTGCTATTCTCGTTCGCTGACCCGGTGAACCCGTGCAAGGTACTCCTGTACGACTTCGAAGTCGACGGGTGGCTCGATCTGATCTGCAAGGCTGTTGAGGATTACATGGTGGAGGTGAGCAGGTGAACGTAAACGACTTCAAGGATGTGGAAGTGCCTGAGGGCGATATGCTGGAGGGTATCTTCAAAGCTCAAGTCAGCTTGATGGTGAAGTACCACGATATAGAGCGGGAACGTGGGGCCATCGTCGTTGAGCACGAGTACTTCGGGGATATTGACAACCGGTTCGTGCAGTGGAGGATCAAGGACCTGTCGCAGCGCACGGTCGAGGAGCTCATGGAAGCCATGAATGTCCTCAAGAACAAGCCGTGGAAACAATCCGAGGTCGCCACCGACAAGGTGCACTTCTACGAGGAGCTAGGTGACACCCTGCATTTCTTCCTTGAGCTGTGCATCACTGCGGGGATGACACCCACAGACCTCGCACAGATTTATCATCGTAAGCATGCCGTGAATCAGTTCCGTCAGGAATCGAAGTACTGATGCCCAACGATCCCAACGCCGTTCACGTCCGCATCGTGTACCCAGCTAATGAACCTAAGGGCGTGCGTAAGGTGAGTCGTCGTGCAAAGTTCTACATCACCCTGCCGGGTCAGCCTGAGGTTCACGTTCCTTCCTTACGTGAAGCGAAGCTGAGCATGGGTCTCGACGATGCGGATCAAATCCAACTGACGATGCTCGGGACCATGGAGATCGTGTACGAAGATGAAGCCTAACATCATCGTTGCCGCAGACATGGATGACCTCTGGGAGATGGCGAACGACCGCATCATCTGGGGTAGTCGCAACGATCTCAGTTACTTCTCGTCCCTCGACTGCATGGTATCCGACTGCATGGGTGTAGCTGAAAGCGCACACTATTCCCTCGATTTCGGTAGGGACCTGTGGTTGACGCCCGTACGTTGGACGATGCTGATCCGTCAGTATCTGAACCCTGATAGCCTCGACCGATTCGCCACACAAATAGGCGAGATCGGGCATGACCGAGGCATCGCAGCGATGGATATGCAGGGGGTGGAGAAGACCGTTGTTGAAGGTAATGCTAGGGCTAGTCGTCGTAAGCATGGTGGCTGTATGCGTATGGTCACTTACCGAGCATTTCCACAGCCGACGATTACACTATTCTCTCGCACTAGTTATCTTGGCTATATCGGTGGGCTTGATATGCTGTGTGCTTACAAGCTTATTGAACTCGCCTGTGACTCCCTAGACGACGGCACGAAACCCGAAGACTTTCAGTTCGTATGGATGTGTGACACCTGGCAGTTCCACGGGTTCAAATCCTTCGCGTACATCTTCGAGACCGGTCAGGATAAGCTACTCAAGATTCCTGACGACAAGTGGGCAGAGCTCGTCGGGCGCACGTTCACAATCAACGGCGTACAGAGAGAGCTGTTGCCGCTCGACGAGCTCCCCACTTGGAAGCTGTTGAGGTACTGGTGGAAGCGTATCGCTAAGCAGGATCGTGAAGGTAAGGCCTATAACGATATGAAGTACGGTGCAGAGAAACGTATCCGTCGTAGGATTCACTCGCAGACAGGGATAGATCAAACGCCCTACCTCACTAAGGAGAAAGCGTACCCGGTGTTGTCGACCCCTATCGAGAAGGTCAACTTCTCTAACCTAAGGAGGAAGCGTTGAGGTTTTACAAGAACTTCGCCGATGCACAGAACGAGATTCGACGTGACCTCGGTGAGCTGGGGGTCAACGTACAGCCGGAAACGATGCAGGCGATCTACGTTGCCGACAACCCCGAGTTCGAGACGAAGGAACTACAGAACTACATCTACACCGTAACCGACCCCGATTACTCGAAGATCGATAACGTCCACACCGAGTGGGTCAAGCAGGAATGGTCAGATCGCCTCGCCGGGGGACTGAACCCGGGGTTTGCATGGAAGCAACGCGAAGAAATCTGGTGGCCGCTCATGCAGACACAAGACACTGTGGTCCACTCCGGCAAGTTCTCTTACACTTACTCCCAACGCATGGGGGGCAAGCATATCCAATCGGTAATCGATGAGCTCAAGACTCACCCACACTCCCGTCAGCTGTTCATCCCTGTGTGGGATCGTCAGCTTGATGAGCCTCGACGGGGCGTGCAGCGAGTGCCCTGCTCATTGGGCTATCACATCATGCAGCGAGGCGGGAAGATCGACCTGACCTACATGATGAGGTCCTGTGACTTCGTGACTCACTTCGGCAACGACGTGTGCCTCGCCTCGATCCTGCAAGATCACATCGCCAGGGAGACTGGCTACGATGTGGGGAACTTCACTCACTTCGTGGCCTCACTCCACGCCTACAAGAAGGACCTTGCGGATGTCTTCTAGCCGTACCGTTGGTCCGCAGCGCGACCGCTTGTCACGGCCTCGCTTGTTCATGGGGATCGCAGCCCTCTACGGGCAGCGTAGTTCCTGCCCCAGAGCGCAAGTCGGTGTCACGGCCACACGCGAAGGGCGGGTCGTCGCCTCCGGCTACGTCGGTGCGCCTCACGGCCAACCCCACTGCGACGAGGCGGGGTGCATCATCGTGGACAACGGCTGTATCCGTTCGGTACATGCTGAGGCCAACATGATTGCGTGGGCTGCTCGTACAGGCACCTCGCTCGTAGACACAGTCGTTTGGTGCACTCACGCGCCATGCCTGTCATGTGCTAAGCTTCTCATCAACGCGGGGATCGATACGTTCGTCTGGCAGTACGCCTATCGTGATCCGAAGGGCCTTGACCTGCTCATCAATCAGAACCTAAAGGTGTATCACTATCCAATGGTACCTATCGAATGAACCCCGAAGCGAAGCAGCTTTGGAAAGACATACGAAACCCTAAGTGCACGGACTGCGTGCTGCACGAGACAGCTCAAACGGTGTGTCTCATCGGGGACGGCAAGGTACCTGCTCGCTACGCCATTATTGGTGAAGCCCCAGGATACCGTGAAGATGAGGTTAGCAGGCCTTTCAGCGGTGCGTCTGGCAGGCTTTTGGATGAGGTCCTCGCCAAGTATCAGATACCGCGAGAGCAGGCTTTCATCACCAACATGGTCAAGTGCAGGCCTCCTGACAATCGCACACCGAAGAAGCCTGAGCTCGATGCGTGTCGGCATTATCTCGACGAGGAACTCGAGCAGGTCAAGCCCGAGTTCGTACTGATGGTGGGCAACTCCGCGCTCAAGTACGTACGCAAGTCTGGGATCATGAAGCAAAGGGGGATATGGCACAATGTCGGAGATGTCCAGGCCATGGGTACTGTGCACCCAGCGGCTGTGCTTCGTAACCCCTCTCTACGACAGGTCTTCGAAACAGATGTTAGAGAGTTTTCACGTCGGATACTCGATAAGCCAGCCACACCCGATCCTCGGATTTTTGTTGTCAGAGATAGCAAGTCTCTGGCTAAGTTATGTGATCTTATCCTCACGTCGAAGGCCGTGGCTTACGACATTGAGACAAACGGATTCGACGAGTTTGCCCCCGATGCGAAGATCGCTTGTGTTGCCGTAGCGCCTCGTAAAGATATCGCGTTCGTCGTGCCCATCGACCACCCAGAAACACCCTGGAAACGTCCCAGGCGCGTGCTGAAGATCCTCACGAACGCCTTAGCATACACCAGCGCGACTCGTATCGCCCATAACGGTAAGTTCGATGACCGATGGCTCCGACACCACACAGGGATCGATCTCAACTGCACCTTCGATACGATGCTTGCCGCTCACATCCTCGATGAGAACAGGTTCAAGTCACTGAAGGTTCTCGCACCCCTGTTGCTCGGCGTTCAGCAGTGGGCTGTGGATATGAAAGATGGTGCGGCGATGACCACACCGCTTCGCAAGCTCGCTCGATACGGGGGCAAGGACGCAGCGTACACCCTCGACTTGTACTACGAGTTCAGGGAAGAGCTTATGGCCCCTGAGAATCGTCGCCTACTTCGCATCTTCAAGATTCTCATGATGCCGGCGTCCATAGCGCTCACTGATATCGAACAGACAGGGCTGTGGATAGATCAGAAACGACTCGCCAAACGACGTGTCCAGGTACAGGAACGACTCGAGCAGATCAACGCGAAACTCGAGAAGGTTGTGGGTCATGACGCGAACTGGAACTCGACACAACAGGTCGCTCGTATCCTGTTCGAGGAGCAAGGTCTGCCTGTCATCCTGAAGACCGGCGGGGGGGCGAACTCGACAGCTGAGACTGTACTCCTACGCCTCGCTGCACAAGGTCACGAGGTGCCCCAGCTCCTGCTCGAATGGCGTGAATGGTTCAAGAAAGAGTCGACGTACTTCAGTACATGGGTTGAGAAGATGCACGACGGCAGGATGCACGCGAACTACAAGATCGCGGGTACTGTCACCGGGCGACTGTCGTCGGGGAAGAACGAGGGTGACAGGTCCAAGGGTTTGAACGCCCAGCAGATTCCTCGTGACACGTTCCTTCGCGGGGTCATCGGGGCACCCAAGGGATGGAAGTTCGTCGAGGCTGACTTCTCACAGATCGAGCTACGTATCGCCGCACACTATGCTCAGGAACGAACGATGCTTCGCATCTTCCATCAGGACGGCGACATCCACATGGCAACAGCCGTCAAGGTGACACAGAAACCTGAAGCGAAGATCACGAAAGAGGAACGTAAGAAAGCAAAGGGGGTGAACTTTGGATTCGTCTTCGGTATGGGTTCGAACAAGTTCGTGGACTATGCTCGGGACTCGTACGGGGTTACGGTTAGTGAATCTGAAGCGAAGGTCTTTCGAGAAGCCTTCTTCGACCAGTTCCCACGACTCCAGCCCTGGCATGAAAGGCAACGTCGGCTTGCGCGTCAATATTCTCGCGTCCAATCAGCAATCGGACGAGTACGTCATCTACCTGACGTGGCCTCTCAAGACAAGGAGGTTCGCGCCGAAGCTGAGAGACAAGCTATCAACAGCCCTGTTCAGGGTCTCGCTTCAGATATGATGCTGTTGGCCCTGACCATGCTTCATTCGATGATGCCGCCCGATGAAGCACGCATCGTGGGTACAGTCCATGACTCGATCCTGTTTGAGATCAGGGAGGATGTGGTTGACAAGTGGGTGCCGGTAATCAGGCAGACGATGGAACACCTGCCGTTGAAGAAGAAGTTCGGGGTAGAGCTAACCGTCCCGATAAAGGTAGACATAACCGTGGGAACGCATTGGGGCGAGGGGACGGCCGCCTAGTGTCGCAGACCATCGCCATGCGACACAAGGGTGAGACGTACTATCACCACGCGAAGTTCGAGGACGATGAGCATACCTTCAGCTTCACGATGAAGCGATCCGAATGGAAAAACATCGGTGAGCCTGAGAAGCTTGTAGTCGTGATGACCCATGCGGTTCAGTAACTCAGTCCTCAAATCGTGGCAGCGATGCCAGCGACAGCACTACTACAAGTTCGTGCAGGAGTTGGTACCGCGTCGCTCGTCGTTGCCACTCAAGCGTGGGTCGTGGCTACACGAACTGTTGGAGGCGAAGTACAAGACAGGTGACTGGCACGACCGTAACGATGAGCTGGCCGAAGAGTTCTACCAGATGTTCGAAGAGGAACGTGAGATGTACGGGGACCTACCTGCGATCTGTGCTCACATCATGCGGTCCTACGACTACAAATGGAAGAACGAAGACCCGAAGCTGATCTGGCACGAAGTCGAAACAGAGTTCGAGATCGAACTACCCCACGGCCACACGATGGTATTCAAGGTTGACGGTATCGTAGAGGACGAATGGGGCATGTGGCTAGCTGAGCACAAGTCGCACAAGTCCTACCCCAAGGGTGAGTATCGATTCGTGGATATGCAGTCCGCCAAATATGTGTACGGGCTGCGCAAGTTAGGCTTCCCTATCACCGGTGTGTTGTGGAACTATCTGCTCACTGTCGAACCAAAGAAACCCGCCCTGCTGAAGGATGGGTCGAGGTTGTCGGCGAGGAAGATCAAGACCGACGCAATCACATACTTAGAGGCGATCCACGAATACGGCCTTGACCCCAAGGATTACTTGCGTGATATCATACGTCTCCGTGACCATGCTGATTTCTTCCGCCGCGAAAGGGTACCAAAGCCTGAGATCGTAACGAAACAGCTCGTCAAGGAAGCCATCCTCACGGCTGACGATATCGAGCAAAGGAAAGGGGGCGAACCGACACGTTCTATCGAACGATCCTGCGAGATGTTCTGCCCCTACCTGGACCTGTGTATCACGGACCTGTACGGGGGCGACACCAAGTCCATCATCCACATGAACTACCAGCAAGCCACCAAGGATGACTATTACGTGTACGCCGAGAAGGAGGTGATTTGATGGCTGTAAAGCAACGTCGCTCCACACAGGATAAGTCGGCCTTAGCGAAGTCGAAGGTCAAGCCTGTGGGCCAGGCGTTCGAGCATTTGAAGATGCTTGTGTACGGGCAGAACGGTAAGGGCAAGACGAGACTAGGTGCCTCGGGCCCTCGCAAGGTACTCGTCGTGGACTGCAACGAACGGGGATCGCTAAGCATCCGTAACTTCGAAGGGGTCGATGTATTCCCCGTTGAGGTGTGGACTGATATCGATCTCGCGTACTGGTATGTTCACTCTAACCCCGACGAGTACGATACGCTCGTGATAGACACGGTTACATCGCTTGCCGCACTGGCCATGAAGTTCGTGCTGGGTGACGAATCATCCCGTGACCCCACACGCGATCCGAACATGCCTGAGCGCCGGCACTGGGGTAAGGTCGGTGAGCTCATGAAGACACAAATCCTACAGTTCCGAAACCTGCCGATGCATGTGGTGTTCCTCGCACAGGAACGGCGGGGGTTCACAGATGAAGGTGACGAAGAGGCGCCCGAGGTGTTCCCCGAAGTGTCGCCAAGCATCCGAACGACACTGACTGCCGCAGTCGATATCATCGGGCGGGTCTATGTAAGGGAGGTGACGCAGAAGAAGGAAGTGAACGGCAAGTCGAAGTCTGTATCTGTGCCAGAGTATCGGATGCACATCGGTCCCAGTTCACGATACATCACCAAGGACCGATCTGAGTCAGGGCTGCCAGCAGTGATTCGCTTGGGACCTGGCGACGACAACCTGGACGTTCTGATCCAAAGGATCAAGAAAGGGGCGAAGTAGATGGCGAAGAGTGAAGGTGTACTCGTCGACTTCACGGAAACCGATTCACGTGGTGGAAAGAAGGGGACGGGTGGACGCAAGCACTACCCCGAAGGCGACTACAAGGCCAAGGTCAAGTCGGCGAAGTTCGGCCGATCTGGGGAGAAGGAAACCCCGCGACTGGAAGTCACTTACGTGTTCGCTGAGGGCAAGGTCAAGGGCAAGGAGATCAGGGATGACCTCTACCTGACCCCGAAGTCGCTGTGGCGTCTACGTCAGACGCTCGAGGCTCTGGGTGTGAAGGTGCCCTCGAAGAAGGTTCGTGTCGATCCGCAAAAGCTGGTCGGGAAGTCCGCCGCAATCACCATCGAGGATGAGGAATATGACGGGAAGATCTATTCCCGGATCACAGACACCTACACCCTCGATGACTGGGACGACGCTGCATCCGACCTTGACGATGACGACGCGGTCGACGAGGATGACGAGGACGAGGGAGACGACGAGGACGAAGAGGACGACGACGAGTCGGATGACGACGAAGACGACGATCTCGAAGACCTCGATCTCGACCTCTAGGAGTCAGGTTGACAATCAAGACGGCAGGTAGCAGCCCGCTCGCACGGTCCCGCTGTCGTCTGTCACCTGACGGCGGGGGCAAGGGTCGGGGAGTTTGGATCCCCCTTTCGCCCCGACCCTCCCCGCCACTTCCCACAAGGAGGCATCATGGATGAGGTTCGCATGTATAAGGATGCCAAGGGCGAATGGCGCTGGCGTCGCTGGGCACCCAACCATGAGCCAGTCGGCGCGTCCACCGAAGGGTACAAGAACTTCGAAGATATGATGGACAACGCCGAGCGGATCAATGGTCCCGAGGTCAAGGGTGAGCTCGAATACCGTAAGGTCGATGACTGAAGCCGCCTTGCGTACCCGTATCGTGAAGAGCCTCACGTCGTATGGGGGTCAGTGGTTCGTCACGCACGCCGATGGGTATACCGAGGTCGGCATCCCAGATATCATCGGGTGCTATCACGGGTACTTCTTCGCCTTCGAAGTGAAGCTGCCCGGTAAGCAACACACGCTCAAGCCATGGCAAGCTAGGATGATTGACAAGATCAACAAAGCGGGCGGGCGGGCTGCTATGGTCACCTCGATTGACGAGGCTATGGACTTCGTGTACCGCCCGTTGTGACAAACCCCCGTCTAGCTATTGACAAGGTACTGCAGGGAAGATAGTGTGACGTTGAAGCTGCGAACACGCCGTAAAGGTGAAGAAAGGGGGCCATGCCAGAAGTGTCTACTCATCACTCCCGACGTCATCGCAGCAGCCATGGAAAAGAGAAGGAAGGAGAACAGTAACATGCCCCGTAAGACCAAGGATGTCGAGGACGAACTCGACGATCTGGAGTTGGACGACCTCGACGAGATCGAGGACGAGGATGACGTCGAAGTCGAAGTCGACGAAGACGAAGACCCCGACGAGGCTCCCAAGGCCCGACGCTCTCGCAAGTCGAAGAGCTCGAAGCCGAAGAAGGAGAAGACCGGGATCGGCACCAAGGAGCTCGCTGCCGAGGCCGGGGTTGAGCCCCGCGCTCTGCGTGCTTTCCTGCGTTCCTCGGGTTACCAGCCGCGCGACGAGCGTGAGGGTCGCTATTCGTGGCCCAGTGTGCGTGACCCCGAAGCTCGGGAGATCATCAAGAAGGTCAAGTCGGGAGCCATCGACAAGGCCAACAAGGAGAAGCTCGACGAGCTGAAGGAAAAGCGCACGGCGAAGGCGAAGTCAGCCACCCGTAAGCGCAGCACCAAGAAGTAAACACGAAGCCCCTGGGCCGGGAGGGCATTGACCCAGGGGCTTTCGTGTGGACGCACCAGCCCTAGGCGGGTGGGCTGGGCGCCGGCTGTGGTTGGTTCTGGAAGTACGTCACGAGGAACGCGAGCACAACCGCGATAACGAGAGGGACGAGAATCGCACCCAAGGATACGATATCTCCCATCTCGTTGAGGACGATAGCACCCAGTCCACCTGCGAGTGCCTGAGCCGCAGATCGCAACGCCTTCTGGACGGGTGTGGCTGCGGGCGAAGATGCCCACGCCCACAGGACTGCAACGATTGCTCCGATGAGCGCCATCAGTGTGAGTGCGCCGAGCTTATCGAGGTTCAGAGCGTACTGCCCCTCACTCGTGCTCCAGTCCATTCCCTGTGCAGCGAGCACGACGGCCAGCTCAAGCTGGGCGAACGTGCGCCAGAAGATTTGCCATAGGACGACCATGATTCACCTCCCTTCTATCTAGTTGCGCGGGATAACGGATGCATACGCCACCAGACTTTCCGGTAACGAACCTTGAGCTCCTTCGACATACGCTTGCGTTGTTCAGGTGAACGGCCTCCCCAGACGCCCTCAGGGATTCCGTGGGCGATTGAATAGGCGAGGCATGGTACACGTACTGGGCACGTTTCACAGATCGCCTGCGCGCCGCTGTAGTCTGTTCTGACGCCCTTGTGTTTCTTGGGAAAGAACAGCTTGTCCGCCACATCAGCGGGCAGCAATCGGCACGCCGCATCCTGTGCCCAGTCGTCGTCAAGGGCCAATCGTCTCCACCCGCCCATCGTTGTCCCAGTCTCCTGGGGCGATACCGTTCGGGATGAGGCAGATCGAGTTAGTTTCTGCCTCGTCTCGGCCCTGATCTGTCACAGGTAGAACTAGCACGCAGACCTGTGCCCGCGCCGAAGCCTTGATATCGTTCAGCGCGTCCTGTTGCTGGTTACCAGCTATGACGTTGATCCCGACCGCCAACACTAGGATGGTCAGCCCTGCGACTGCCCCCTGGATTACGGAATCACGTATCGGGCGTGGTCGGTAGTCCGTCATATGTCATTCACCTTCTTCCTCAGCTCATTGACCTCCTGCAGAAGATAAAAGTTCTGGTTCTGCATCTCGATCCGGGCGGTCTTGCATTCTTCTAGCTGACGGTTTTGATCTATGTTATCCGCCCGAAGTTCTTGGACTTGGTGTTCGAGCGAGTCAACATACTCAGCTAGTTGATTGTCATAAGGGAGTCGGTTAGAACGACGGAATGCCGCGGCAGCGATGAGCAAACTCATCACGGTTACTATAAGGGCCGCGAGGCCTAACCAGTTGGGACTCACACAGCCTCCGTCAGAATGCCCCAGTAATCCGCGATAGCCTCTAGCCCACCCGTGCAATCAAGGGTTAGACGTAGCAACCCATAGTCACCGCTAAAACCTATCACCTGGATATAGTACGTCTGCCCAGCTGTGACGGCAAGGTCAATGAGACTAGCGTCGCCCGCCCCACTATCATCATCTGAGTCTAACATCGAGAGACTGTTGTCGTAGACCGCTAGGATCGTGTCGTAATCGGAACCATCCGTCTTGATATGTACGGTCTCAGATGTGGCGGGGGTGAACTTGAACCACACATCCATCTCAGGGTCTTCGCCCTCGACCTGATCCCCGCCTTCCGTAGTAGCTGCGAAGGTACATTCCTCATATACAGCTGGGCAGAAGGGGATCGTGTAGGCAGTTTCTGCGGTGTCGTTCGGTGGGAAGAAAGACTCGGGAGCTTGGATCGTAAACCCCACAGCATTGAGGCCGGGAAATACTTCCCAAGTTGTGAATCCCGGCGGTACGGTGAACCCGTCAGACCAAGTGCTCTGAGTACGAGCATATGGGTCAATCGACGGCCCGGCCCAACCCGCAGACATCTTGTTATCGAGATCGCTAAACACCGATACGGCGTTTGAGCCGACGAAGATATCAGCCCCTTCCCAAAATGCTGGTCCATGTTGACCGTTGGGGAAAAGGTCACCTGGACCGGGGTGAATAATGTTTGGGAATATACCCGGGTGTAGATCAGCGTTATCGTCGATTGCCCAATCGTAGCCCTTCAGTTGAACCATCTCGAGATATAGGTGGTTACCTACAGCATCAGCTACGAAGCTTGGGAAAACAGTTGACGTTGAACCGCCACTAGGAGTAGCCCCACCGTTATGACCCACATCTACGAGATATGGAGAGACGGGATTTTCACCCATGTAGAGCACAGGCGGATCAGCGAATGGCACAGACGTGAAGCTACCCATCTCGATACACTTGAAGACGTACATGGCGCTACCGCCAACACCATTAGGTTGAGTGATGCCACTAAATGTGGTAACCACATCAGCGCCAGTAAAGGTATCGCCAGCATCCGCGATCTTCCAGTAGAAACACCAGTTCGCATGGTCGAAGTAATAGGGACTCAGACCCGCGTTCACCCCTGTGGATAGGGGTTTTGGTCCACCCCATTCGGAATCCCAACCTTGCCAACCTGCGGGGGGTGAAAAGACCCCGTCTATTGTAGTTCCGGCGATAATCACAAGCAGGTCGCCCTCGTTGTGGCCCACACCGTATACATCAAGGTTGCCACCTGAGTCTACAAACACCCAATCCCCGTGACCACCTGACTGGATATACGTCGGGCACTCGCCCACCTCGGCCTCACCCAAGCTCAAGGTATAGTGGGGCGTAACTTGACCCGTCAATCCTCCCGCAGCATTACCGACTTGGATGTAATACGTGTTTCCCTTGAACGCAGTGAAGTTTACGGTCCCTGAGGATGAGAACCCAACCTCGTTTAGTTGTGAGAAGTCCGAGGTACCATCATCAGACTGATAGACGATTACCCTCGAGAAGAACCCATCGTTTGGTGCAACGAACTGTTGGGTACCTGACGCATCCGCAACCCACTTGTACCACACAGTCTGGTTCTGACCACTTGAGTGGAAACCCCCAGGGATTGACGTCTCGCCCGTTTCAAGATCGGCGAGGTCCACGTCGTAGGGGTCCAGTGTAGCAGATCGTGCACTCAAAGTTCCCGTGATTACCGTGGCGTTGGCGATATCGTTGTTAGAGGGTTCTACGATTGTGTGGGCCGACCATGATAGAACCGCTGTGCCGGTATAGCCTGTTCCATACGTGCCCAACCCGATGTAGTACGTCTGACCAGACGTGACAGCGATCCGAAGCCTTGACCAGTAGTCCCCATTGACGTTGCCCACATCGTCGTTGAAGTCCACGTAGGACAAAGACCCTGGCGTAGTGCCAGCATACACAACGAGTTGAGTGTCGAGGTTGCCGTCGCCTCCGGGGGGCGTGTTCCCGTCGCCTGACGATGAGTCCCCTGCGAGGCTCCCCTCCGTATCGATCTCAAGGCGACCCGTGAGTGTTGCCACCCACTTGAACCAAATGGTTTGGTTCATCCCCGAGTCGGAATCTTCGAAGTCTGTTGCTGTCGCTTCGTCTATCGTGTAGGGACCAACAGAACCAGACGACCCAGATATGGTCTGGGCATTTGCTATGAGGTCGTTGGCCGGCGCGGGCATATCAGCCGATCTGTGCGAAGCTTACGGGCACCAGCACGACGGTCACAACCATCGATGTGCCGGGCCGACCTGATCCGACTGTGAGCACGGTCGGGTAGATGTGCTGACCCTTGTAGAGTTTCTTGATGCTGAAGTCTGTGTCCACGTATTCCCCGTCCTCGTCGGTGTTCGAGGAATCGTGGTGATGGTTGGGCTGGATGCGAACGCGAGAGTCAGATGTGAGGATATTGGCTGTGGCTGACAGGTCCTTCAGTACGCGCTTGACCTGCACAGTGATATCTGCACCCGAAGGCGTGCCGTCGTCCGGGTGGTCCCCATCATCATGCTTGCCCACGTTGGCAATCACCCGGGCGAAGTAGTAATCACGATCTGCTCGCCACATAGGGCTCTTGTCCCCCGTCGTCAGGACCCCTGGGATCGTGAACTGGATGGGGAAGTAGTTGCGCTTGTCGTCGCAGATACGGCGCTTCGTGACGCGATGTGGCCTCTTGACCTGTGGCGGGTAGTGCGTTGTGGGCGCAGGGCCCCAATCAACGAGCGGCTGACTACCGATCTTAGGCATCTGGGTCCACATCCTCGATCTCGTCGTCGGTGATACGGCCTTGGAACCCGTACTCCATGAAGAAGTCGTACGGAGCATTTGTATCGAGCTCGATGGAGAAATCTACAACTCGAGCGGTTTGTGTACCTTGGAACCAATCGTCAAGCACAAGGTCAACGCGGTCGCCCAACCCGATGCCTTCCCCGATCTCCCAAGGTCCATCGTTGTTCGCAACCCATGTGGCAGTGACGTTCAGCGTGGCCCCGCGTCGTGCCTTGAGCTCAGCCTTACCAGCCTTGATGAGTCGGGGGCGCTGGTCGTTATCTGCGTCAACATCGATGGCGATCTCGTGCCTACCGAATGTGGAAGCGCCGTCGTAGACCACATCATGGATGGGACCGAAGGGGTCAGTCTGTGACCCGATGATAGAGACGGTGGTCACGAGGTCAGACGTGTCGTAGTTGACGGTGATATCCGTGACCTTGTTGGGGTTCATGTTCTGGCCGGTGTCAGTGCCCCTACCGCCAGCCCAGATATTCAGTTCGCCATCGGCATTGACGTTCCAATCGAACCCACTACCTTCTGTCGCCATCTCACGGATAGCATCGCCAGCAACTACACCGAAGCAGTATTCCTCGTTGAGCGTATCACAGGTCCCATTCACAGTACCTGGCGAGAAGTTCATATCCCCGTTGTACTGATCCTGTAGGTGCTCAAGGATAGCGAACACGATATCGTCAGCGGTGGTATCCGGGAACGTGATCTGCTGGCGGATCAATCGCCAGTCGAGGATATACCCGAGACCCAGGCAGTGGGCAGTCCAGTACACGCCCCCGTCTGAAGGTCGGCCGCTTTGTTCGAGCCCTGTGATGTAGCCTGACCAATCATAGGGCCCTTCCAGCGTCACGCGATGCAAGCCCGGGGTCCAGTAATCGTCCATGTGCGGCACAGCAAGATCGATATCCATCGACCCGGGACCCTCGAGACTCTTCGTTGCCCTCAGTGCATGGAAGGGGACATCCGTGAAAGTCGGCCCTCCCCCGTTCTTGCCCATGACACTGAGCGTCCAATCACCAGGCATCAGAACCCCACATACGTATCCTCCGTGTCAAGTTCTTGAGCGATCCGCCTACGGCTAACTTTCACCTTCGCGTCCTTACCACGGTGGTGATGACGGTCTCCACTAAGGAGAGAAACGGAAGTCCGACCCAACGTACGGTTATGAGGTAGCCTGAGCGAACGCTTATCGAGTTCTTCGATCTTCAGCCCACCTGCATGGACGAACCCCTCACGGAACTGTCGAGCGAACTTCTCACCCATGTGATACGAAGCATATTGAGGCGAACCGTGCAGGTTCTGGTCCAATATGTTCTTGACGAGAACTGCGGCATTACCTGCTGCGTGTGCTGCAGCAGCTTGGTTCGAGATGATACCCCTAGCGAGTGCGGCCATCAAGCTCTGACCCGCATGGAAGATAGAAGCCTCTTGTTCCTTGACGCCCCGCGCAACCCCTTGCGCAACCCTACGGCCCTGTTCCTCAGCCGCATTCTGGCTGTTCTTCATGGCCGTAATCATGCCGCTCATGGCGGCACGAACCTTCTCGATGGGCAAGTGTGTAGCCTTCGAGATACCTAGTGCAACGCGGTTCAGGATCAACTCACCATCGCGGCTGTAGTTGTGCTTGTCCAACAACTGTGTAGCGAATGCCTGAGCGAGTTGACTTCCCTCCTTCTTGGTTATGTTCTTCTGCCCATCGAGGCCCTGAATGAACTGAGTCATGAGATCGAACGCAGCTGGCTTGAGGTTACCCTGCTCGAAGGCAGTAGTCAGTTTGGACACGATCTCCCTTGCGACGCCAGGTAGGAGCTTGCCAGATGTGAGGGTGGCACGAGCGAAGCCCTGGATATTGCTCTTCGCCTTCCCCTGCATGAGCTTGCCCTCCTTGAGAATCTGGACGTCGCCCAGTTCCAAGTTGACTTCCCATGCACGCACGTACTTGGCGAGTTCCTTGTCCGTCGCATCGGCGAACTTCGAGATCGCTCCCACACCACCAGCACCCAGCAGTTGTTCGATAAGGTCGACGGGCACCCCGCGAGTGCTGAGGTTGTTGATATCTTCCAGCAACCCCGCCTGGGCACGGTTCGCATCCTCCAGGAACCCCATGTACTTATCGAAGGACTTTGACCCGTCCTTCGCAAGTTTCTCGAACGGGTTGACAGCCCCAGTGATGGCTTCCTTCAGATCGCTCATCGCCTCGGTGACCGCTTCGCTCATCTCAGCGGACTTCGCTTCGATAAGGTTTCCGTTCTTGTCGACCCCGAACGCAGCTTGAGCGAATGCCTGTTCAGTTTGGTCGCTCATACCGAACGCATTGACCCCAAGCTCACCCAGCTTCTGCGAGATGAAGTCGCTGCTCACACCGTACTTGGAAGCGAGGTCATCGATGGCACTCTCATTCGCCACAGTCCCAGCGATCTGAGCGAGCTGGGCATTGTCGTAGTCTGCAAGGGCGCCTCGTGCACCCTGTAGCGCAGTGGCCAGTTGCTCAACTGACGTGGCAGCGAATGATGTACTCGATCCGAACTCACCTTGCACAACTCCCGCAGCCTCGTGTAGTGCGTCGGTGAACTCAGGACTGGCACCGCCTGCAGCATAGAATGCGGCGACCATGTGGTCGAAGTCAGGCTGTGCTCCATTCAAGGCACTCGCAACCCTATTGATAACCCCGGCGAAGGCAGTACCGCTTGCCCCGTTATCGACAAGCAACTGGTTCAGGGAGTTCAACTGGTCACTCAAGTTCTGGGGGATTTGTAGCTGAGGCAGAGCCTGTTGGGTAGGCAGGTTCGTGAGCACTCCCGCAGCTGATGCCAGGTTGTTCAGCAAGTTCCTGAGGTTCACATCCTGAATGCTCTGCAACGTATCAGCAAAGCTCTTACCCGTCGTAGTACCATCCTTGAGTGCATCGTTGAACTGTTGGACACGTTTCGCAGCCGCGGCAGATCGACCCGCAAGTAGACCCACAGCTGTGGCGATAGCCGCGATCCCGACAGCGATACCCACTGTAGCAGGACCGCCTAGCCCTGCGATGGCAAGGGAGATACTGTTCACACCGAAGAGGCCCGCGTTCGCTGCGAGCTGTAGGGCCTTGATAGCAAGTTGGGCGGCGACCACAGTACCGATGAGTGTAGATAGGATGCTGCTTAGGTCGGATGACCCGTGGATCAGGGACAAGAACCCGCCTGCAGCTGTGGCGGCAGCGAATCCCGCAGTAACGAATCCCGCTGACAAGGCCTTTATCGACGCGACCCCTGTAGTTCCGAACGCCGCGATGACCGAATACAGTTTGAGTAGGGGGCCGACCGCTGCACCTACGGTCAGGATGACCGCAAGGAAGTCCTTGATTGGGCCAGGTAGTGCCTGGAATACCGAAGCCATATCAGTGATGACCCCGATGATCTGGTTGAAGACGGGGAGCAGAGTATTGCCCAGGTCAATCGCTGCGACCTGCAGTTGCTGTAACGACTTTTGGAACTTGAACGCAGGGGTTTCCTGGAACTGAGCGATAACTCGCTCAAGTGTTCCTTGTGAGTTCGTAACTGCATCGATGATCTGACGGTATCGTTCAGCTGAATCCCCGCTCAACCCATAGAAGGCAGTCAGACCACGAATCTGTGGGATCAATGTCCTGATCTGGTCAAAGTTCCCCTTCGTCGCATCGGTCAGGAGCTTGAATGCTTCGATGGGCCCTTGCTGCAACTTGAACCTCAACTGGTCAGCTGTGATCCCTAACGAGTTCAACTGCTTCGTCGCTGCAATCGTAGGCGCAAGCAGCTGGCTGAATAGAGCACGTAGGGACGTCGTAGCGACACGAGCAGGCACGCCCAGGTTGGTAAGGGCGGCCACGCCTGCAGTGACTTCCTGGAACGACACACCGGCTTGCTGAGCGACAGGCAACAGACGTCCCAACGCAACTGCAAGGTCTTCAGGTTCAGCAGTACCTTCCCTAATGGCCGCGGTCAACGTGTCCATCGCATCGGCGGCGGTCAGCCCTTCCCTCGCGTAGTTGTTCATAGCGAAGATCAGGACCTTAGAGATGTCTGCTGCATCGCCCATACCCACAGACTGACCTTCAGCTGATAGGCGCACGACTTCCATCGCGTCAGCTGCCTTCAATCCCGCTGACCCCGCGAAGTACAGAGCGTTAGCGAGGTCTGTTGGGCCCGCTACGATCCTGGGGTCATCAGCAAGGGCGAGGATTTGATCCTGCAAACCTTGGAAAGACTGACCTGTCTGGTCAAGGATCGGTGTCAATGCGGCCACACGGGTCAGTGCAGAGTTGAAGTCGATGGCCGACTTGACTGCAGCGCCCCCGATTGCGAGGAAGGGGAGTGTAACAGTTCGGGTGAGTGCACTTCCCAGTGTCCCCGCATTAGAGGCAAAGCCCTTCATGCTGGCTTCGGACTTTGCGAGGGCAGCAGTCAGTTGCGAGGAGTCACCGGAGACAACAACGAGGAGGCGGGCAAGGGCATTAGACCCTGCCAGTCCTCCTAGTGAGTTACTCGCCCCGATGAGCGCCAACTGATCCTATCCTATCGTACTCGTACTTGCAGATCGGACACTTGACCTTGTTCGCTTGCACTTCCATCATCTCGTCGGCACGACGACCGCAACTGGGACATTCCTCGGACTTTACCATCGCGAGTGCCATCCACAGCTCAAACTCCTGATTCGACATCTTCTGCTGCAACTCGGCATAGGTGAGCCCTAGCCGTTCTGCTAGTTCGAGACTGAATCGAAGTTCTGGGTCGTCTCTGATTCTTTTTTTAGGTTATCGGTCTGACCCAGTAAGTTCAGGGTCGAGATCACCACGATGAGCTCGTCGATGACCGACGCATCCTGCTTCCGAAGTTCACCGAGGTCTTCCTCAGTAAGGACAGGGTCAGTGATGGACTCGATGATGCTGAGCATCGTGAACCTGTCTTCATCGAAAGAAGGTGTGCCGAACCCTGACTCTTCCCGGATTCGCTGCCGTGCTTCGTGCGAGATCGACTTGATCCTGACAGTTCCGCCTAAGCTGACGATCTCGACGTCTTCTTCTACCAAACGAGGGCGGAGCAGGTCAGCCTTCGATAGGCGTTTCTGCCCCTCCCTCGCCGATAGGTCCTGAAGCTTGCCCTCCCGGCCAGCCATCAGTACGTGGTCTCCGTGACGGAACCCGACAGACGCATGGTGACCTCAATGACCACCGCGTCGTCGTACGGGTAGCTGATGTTTGCCTCAGTCACAACGGCCGTTCCGACCGTGAACTTTGGCTTGCCGGACGTGGTGCCTACCGGGGCCCAGATCAAGGTTCCCGTGGAGCCCGGTGTGAACTTCGTCCGAACGGCGCTGGAGTCAGCGTCGTCCAGGATTTGCAGGGTAGCACTACGACCGACAGGACCGGCGATGAACTCCTGATCCACGGTACCGTAGGTGCTCACATCAATGTCGTTGGCTTGCTGGTTGATCTCGAGGTTACGACCGAAGCCCGCGACACTGGTGCCCCCGAAGGAAGCATACATATCCTTCCCCGAGTATTTGGTAGCCACTGCTCACCTCCTATGATAGGCTGCCGTCATGATACAGGTTTCGTTTTCCCATGTCGAGGCGCGATTATCACCTCCCGATAGCGAAGTCATACTGCACTACCACGTACGCGAGGCCCGTGTCCCTATCGATAAGGTCATGGGGCGTAGTAGCGCGTCTCACAAAGATCAAATGAGCTGGCTCGAAGGAGTAATCAGCCCGCTTGATAGCATCGTCAGCCACGTCTGCAACCTGCCATCCCTCGTTCGTATCGCGGCCCCAACTTGATACGGTGAGACGAAATGCCTCAACAGCCTCCTCTTGACCGTACGCATCGATGGGGCCGACAGTGATATTCATCTGCAAGGTAACGTAGGGAGCTACGGCATTCGACTTCGCAAGGGGTGAGTAGACCTTGATCTCACCGTCATCGTCTTCGCCAACCACAGCCTGTAAGATCGTGTCAGTCCGTAGCCCGTGACGAATCTCCCTCATGAGGTTCATAGTCTCTCCAGCTTTCGAGCGATAGCCTGAAGCTCGATGGCGATGAGCGGCTTGACGTCCTCATAAGCATCCCTCATGAAGTGAACTCCTTCCATGAAGGAAGTTCCCTCTTCCACGAAATCCGCGTATTCATACCAGTTCTTCTCAGCAACAGATCCATCCATCGACGAAGCGGTGACGTTGTAGGAGTACGAGGCAACCTTCTGGGTCTTGATCCCCTGCTCAAGGTTTCCTGTGACCCTGTGTGGGGCTAGGTTTTCCTTGGCCTTACGTTCCATGAACTCAGCTGCGCCCTTCATCGCCAGTCCGAGATCAAGACGAACGACGGAATCAACACCCTTGAGTTTTGCGAGAGCTTGAGGTAGGCCCAACACCCGAACTTTAGAAGCAACGCCTGCAGCGCTACTGCTGGGCTTGCCGATGAACCTCGCCATCAGTCAGTCACCAGATCGAGCAGCGCCCGAACCGCAGTCTCATAGCCCTTTGGATGAAGAACGTCCCTCACCTGGTAGCTCCTCGACTCGTCATCGATGAGTTGATCCCCCGCCTTCACATCGGTCTCGTAAGCGAACGTCACGGTATAAGCAGTGATGCCCACATACTGATCCGCAACCTGTCGCCACACACCGAAGCCAGGGGTGAATCGACAGGGTCTGCTAGTGAAGACAGTGTTGGGCACGGCGACCTGTTCACCGCCAACGTAGCTCGACCGCTTACAGGTAGCCTCGTTCGGGAAGAACTTCGTTTGTTCCTGACGAAGCAGTTCGAGTTCTCTCTCAGTTATGCTCACGGGGCAGCCGCCTTATTGAGATACGCCTTACCGAACCAGAGTGTGGAGACAGGCGTGTTGGATCGGATCATCGCGTGTTCGTAGTACCCTTCCCCGAAGTCGGCAGTATCAGCACCGGGGATCGTTAGCTCCCCTTCACCGGCTAGAGCATCGGTGACACTGATATCGTCGTCGGTGGTCTTGAAGAGGAGAATCTGGTCATCGGCGTTTCGCTTCAAATGCCACAACAACTCGAAGCCTGTGAGGTCCTGACGTGCTTCTCGGTTGTCATCCGCATAGATGACGAACGGGATGGTGATATCATTCCCCACGAACCAGTGGTCATCTTGTGAGATGTTGAACTCAAGGGCCATCGACAACCTCCCGGCTTATCCTATCACACGCCCACACGAGTATCATTACTCCCTTCCGCCCGTAGCCTCGTCGGACTGTAGCCGCCCTCCGCGGGGGTATCGGGCTCATACGCGCCCTCAGCGCGTAGGTCGATGATGTAAGAACCACCTGCGGCAAGTGTCGTAACGTAGGCACCCTCAGCTCGAACGATTGTGCCTTTGAATACGAGGTCATGGTTCGTTGCGAGGATACTCCCGCGGATCGTAACCACACCGCTAGACAGGGCGATGTTCTTGAGTCGTTGTATCGCCTGGTCCCCGCCGAGCAAGGCGAGTTGACCTGCGGATGCAGTGACGTAGCTGACTCGACCGGCAACGTGCGTTCCACCGTTGATGGCGATAACGCCCGAGCTTTGGGGCACACTGACGGATCGGAGGTGTGTACCCCCGTTTAGCGTGAGCTGGCCAGCTGCGTGCGTAACGGTACTGACCCGATGGGCAACGTGTGTACCCCCGGCGATAGCGATCTGCCCGGCGGTATGGGTGATATTCGCTGACCCAACACGGTTGTGGTTACCACCGGCGATGGTGATAACGCCCGCACTGAGGGCCTTTGTAACTGTAAGCTTATGTGCCCCGCCGGTGAGTACGATCTGACCCGATGAATGAGGCGCTGTGACGGAGCGGGTCGATGTACCCCCCGAGATAACGATTGCCCCGAAGGTAGTCTTCGTGATGGTCTTGTTGTCGGTATCGCTAGCGATGGAGATATGACCGGCTGAGTGAGTGCGAGTCGAAGACTTGCTGTGAGTACCCCCGGCGATAACGATCTGTCCCGAAACGAGGTTGACGGTATTGCCCGTAGAGCCTGCGATGAACTGTGGTGTGTGACTACCCCCCGAGATGACGATCTGTCCAGCTGCATGAGTCGTTGACCGGGTTAGAGCATGGGTACCACCCGAGATAACGATAGACCCATTCGTGAGTTTCGTTATCGTCTTGAGTTGAGACCCACCTGAGATAATGATCTGACCGGCAGAAAGCGCAACGACCTTTGCCTTGAGTGCTACGTGGGTCCCACCTGTGATAACGATCTGACCCGCAGACGCGGCCTTACCCACAGTGATGTGGTGAGTCGCAGGAGCCCCGATATCGTAGCCCTCGTCGAAGCCTTCATCGAACGACCCATCGAGGTTGATCCCGATAACACCGGCGGTTGCAGATTTCCCGATAGTCAAGTGGTGCTGGACGACGTTACCAACATCGAACTCGCCCGGATCGAACTCTGAAGCGTTGAACTGCCCACCCCCATACGGGTTGAGCGAGATTCGCCCAGCAGTCAGGGAAACTGTGCGAGCAGGACGGGCTGTGTGGGTACCGCCTGAGATAACGATTTGACCGGCAGCGTGAGTACGGCGAGCCGTGCGGCTGTGAGCACCACCTGTGATAACGATCTGGCCTGCACTGAGCGAGCGACTCAACGAGCGAGTGTGCGCGCCCCCGGTGATAACGATTGAACCCGCAGAGTGTGTAACCACACGAGCCTTGATAGCTGTGTGAGTTCCCCCAGCGATTACTATCTGGCCTGCTGTAAGAGCACGACTTACAGTACGACTGTGAGTACCACCGCTGAGAACGATTGACCCGTTGACCAGCTTCGTGATTGTCTTGAGCTGGGACCCTGGGTTGATAACGATCTGACCCGACGACAGGAGTCGGGAAACAGTGCGGTTGTGTGTTCCCCCAGCGAGTACGATCTGACCTGCGGAATGAGTGACAGTCTTCGACTTGACTGCGGTAGATGTACCACCCGCGATAACGATCTGCCCAGCTGCGTGAGTCCTCGAAACGCTACGGTTGTGTGATCCCCCTGCTAGAACGATCTGCCCAGCAGATGCAGCTTTACCTATCGATAGCTGGAAGACTGGCCCGGATGCACCACCTGATACAGCGAATCCCGAACTGAAGCCGGAGCTGAACCCGCCTGAGCCCCCGGCGCCCGTACCAACGATGGTGATGGCCCCCGCGGTCAGGGAGACATACTGACCCCGAGAGGCAATATGCGTACCACCCGCAATCGCTATCAGCCCTGCCGCGTGCGTACGCCCCACAGACCTGTTGTGGGTACCGCCTGTGAGTACGATTGACCCATTAGTGAGTTTGGTAATCGTCTTCAGCTGTGAGCCGGGGTTGATTACGATCTGGCCCGCACTGTGACTACGCGCGACGGTACGGTTGTGAGCTCCACCTGTAATGACGATTGAACCAGCGGTGTGAGATCGAGCAACAGTACGGTTGTGAGTCCCACCGGTGATTACGATGGAACTTGCAGTATGTCCGCGATCGGTTTTCTTCGCATGCACACCGCCAGTCAGTACGATCTGACCAGCACTGTGGCTTGTGGTGTAATCTGTAGCACCGTGCGCAGTACCGATGAAGAGCTTTTGACTTGTAGACGGTGGACGACGATAGAAACGCCAGTTCACGCAACCCACCCCGTCAAGGACCAGGGATCGAAGTCACGCATAGGTAGGTGCAATCTATCCCTACGAGGAATGGGCATAGCCTTGGGTTGGTCAGGAGTCGCGCACTGCAACATCAGAGCCAGCCATTCTGGGTCGCCCGGCTGCAAAGTTCCGAACCCCACTCGACCGCGAACGCCATTGAAGTGTGTGGAGTCGATGAGCCAGCCCCCAGCAGGGGCAGTAATCAGGCGTCGGGTATAGTGAGCCGAGGTCTCAGACATATCGCCCGAGTAGATATCTGTAAGTGTAGTGCCAGACGAGTTGACGATGCGGCTGATACCTGAGTTAGCACCTGTTGCATCCGACTGATGAGCGACCACAGCCGTGACACCCCATAGCGCGCTCGTCACCCACGCTGGGGCATCCTGGAACTCTACATCTACGAAGCTAGTTGCGCTCGATGTTGCCTGGGTAATCGAGTCAGCGTTGTTAGTTCCTGTTGTGGGCGGCCATTCATCGATGTACTGATAACCCTTGTTCGAGGACGACAAGTCAGTACCGTTACCTTGCTCCATCGTGTTGGTTCCGTAGACTGAAGCGGCATTGTCATCGTTTGGCAGAACGGCAAATACTGCATGGCCTCCCATCGGGTAGTCACCCGAAGTGACTGAGACTACAAGGTCATCTATGTCTACTGCCCCATCACTCGTTGTGATGTTGGAACCTGCACTCCAAAGAGTTTGGTTTGAAGCCGCGACTCCACCTGCTGATCCAGTAGTTTGGGCAACACCATTCACAGACCATTCAATCGTATGGGTGGCGGGCGATGTATTGATCCTACAATCAACGAGATACCATGCCCCATCAGTGATAGTGGGCCCCGTACCGGTGACGATGCTGGTCCCTGACCCGTACGAGGCTACTAACTGCCCACTGGTGTTGAGTCCGACAAGAGCGATGATATCGGCAGAAGACAAAAAGATACGTAGAGTCGTCGTAGTGGGCGTTCTAACCCATCTCACGTAAAACGATGCCACCAGCATCGTACCGGCTGTTGTTAGGTTACGGGTTACACGGCAGCTGTTAGTCCCATCACCATCTACACGTAGGGCAGTTCCCAATCCGTTTCGACCGGTGATGAAAGAAAGCCTCGACCCGAGATCGTTCACCCCGTCCCACAGGGCTGGGTTCATAGTTGCCGTGGAGTTTACGGATTTTACCTGATGCTCAAAGCCCTCGACATCTACCAGCGTAGGCATTCATTTATATCTCTCGAACGTAGGCGCAGCCGTCGAAGACGATATCATCGGCTACGGTCGAATCGTTACGGACGAGCATGGCGGATTGTGCAGCTCCGTCACATTTCTGACGCATCTCAGGTGGGAAGATATACTGCAATCCGACTCGAACGTTGAACGAGTCTGCGTGCCGGATCACAGACGTACCCGAGGTCGAAGCTGCAGTACCGTTGGAGTTGAACGCCTCATACGCTCCTGATGCAGCACCGTCTGACGGGTCAGTCGGTCGTGCAGTCGTAGAGACCTCACCGCCTGAGGTGAACGTACCTCCGGACATATACACGACGGACGTACGGAGAATCTCTTCCTGGGCGTCACCGAAGTCGGACGACTGCCCGAGGAAGATAGCGAGTAGCTCGACCGGCTTATCAGCCGCGGGGTCGATCTCGAACCAGTCATGGTTACCATCCGCGTTGTTCGCGGTGATGTTCTGGAACGAGACCGTATAGACCCCTCGAGCGCCCCCCATGATCCTTCGGCCGAAGTGCTTCTTCACTAGGGCCATGTCATCCGTTGCGTGGGCGAGCACGACTGCACCCAACGCATCGAGGTTCTCAGGGACATACAGCCCGTCGGGGTTGCGATTGAAAATCCCAGTCGCCACACTCATGGGTCAATCACGATCCCTCTGGACTTCCGGAGATGGTCGGCGATACCGTCGATCTCAGTCGTCCCGTCGTGGATACCGAATACTCCGTAGTTGCACCCATCGCAGTCAGCCTGGTACTCGTCGTGCTGGGCACAGGTGAACTCCTCGATCCTGAACTTGACGTGTTCCTCGTGGCCCTTGTTGTCTGGCCCGAAATCGTAGAACTTGTGATCTACAGATTCGGTTCGCTTCGTACGTTGACCGTCCCCAGGCGTCTCCACGATGACGTCTACGTTGGATTCGGTGACGATAGGCACCTCCGACAACTTCATCAAAGCCCTCCCCCGGGTCTTACGTCGCGGTGACGTAGAAGACGCCGTTGGTGGCGTCGATGTTGATAGTCAGAGTGTCTCCCGCAGCCAGCGTGATGGTCGATCCGAAGTCGAGGTAACCGATGAGGTTATCTGTGGTCGAGTCGTAGAACACGGCCGAGTTCGCAGAGAACCCCGAAGATGAGGCGGTCCACGACGGGTCAGCTGCGTCCATCACAGTCTTGTTGCCTGTGGCGTTGTACGTGAGGGTCTTCGTGCCGAGTGTAGCTCCACCCGAGGTATAACCGTTGCCCGAACCCACCTCGTTCGCCACATCGGCGAAGACCTCGTCAGCGTCCACATCGAACGACGCGGTGCTGGTGTGTAGGGAGACCTTGATGGTGTCCGACAGGTAGTCGACGGTCTCCGACTCACCGGCAGTCTCGCCGCCGAAGATGTTGGCGCCGATCTTACCGAACATGGTCAGGGTTGCCATTACGCCTCCTCTTCAACCGGCTCGTCTTCGGCGCCGTAGCCAGCACGGGAGAACTCGAAGTCGCAGTCGGTGCACGCACCTTCTACAACGACGAACCGTCCCTTGCGCCTCTCGATGCCCTTGACGGTGTTAGCTCCACCGCACTCGGGGCAATCACCGACACGATCCCGATCTTTCTCAGGACCATCAGCGGACTCGAACGCCTCCACAGCCTTCAGATAGCGTCCGTTCGTTGCTTCGATTGCCATTGCTTCCCTCCTCTAGAACTCACTAGACGCGGAGTCGTCTACCGCGTTTGGCCCTGTCAGTCCGACATTCACAGCGACATCTGATGTGCCCCCCAACTTCTCGTAGTATTCGGCCATAGCGATACAGTGGTCGAAAACCTGGTTCCGTGACAGGAAAGAACCGTCTACGTTAGTGAGGTACCACTCAGAGACCTTCGCAGCTTTGATCCGCCACACACGGGCAGCGACACCTTCGACGGATTCAAGCAAATCCCACAGTCCTCGTAGTTCGGGATCGTGGACGACCTCATCTGGTCCTGCACTGTCATCCGTATACATTCGGATGAGCGCGATCTGGTCGTCAGTGAGAGTGGCCATCAAGGCATGATGATATCAAAAGAGGCTCGGAGTTTATAGGGCATCATTGAACGGTCAGCGAGCGCCCGAGCAAGGGTTGGTCAAGCGCAGTCGTTGAGGTCTGTCGCCAGAACCGGTAGTAGCACGTACAGCCCGATCCGGCGAACAAACCGACGTGGCTGGGGGTGAACCCGATGGTGCTGTTATAAATCCTCAACCAACCAAGGCCATTGGTCGAGTAATCCATCGAGTAAGTCGTCGAAACCCGACTGATCCTCAAGTACAGACTTGTGACACTGATGGCTTCGTCTACAGGTGCTGATGAGAAGTTGAGGTAATCCGAGTAGTTGGCGATGACGACGTGGTTAGCTCCTCCGGTCTGACCCAAACCGAAGAACATGAAGTCCGAAGTCGTAGGCGATCCCGACAAATCCTGGCCTAGCCCGATACCGCCGTGAGGGAAGGTTGTTCTAGAGGCAACGAATGAAAGCTTAGTAGTGATTGACCAATCGCCAGCGGGTGTAGACCTATATGCCCCGCCCCATTTGTCTGATGCTGGCGATTGGCTATTTACGACCTTCAGCCCATAGACACCCTCAGTGATGGTAACAACGGTCCCCGGGTCCCACTCAGACCAGGACCCGCCTAGAGAAGCATCATTGAACTCGTCGTCGTTACCGTTAGGGCTTTCTGGGGGAGCATCGGGTAGGTAAAGTCCACTACCAAACCCACTCCCCCCAATGGGATTGGCGACTGACTCCATGAGGTCGCGCAGGTCCTGTGGTGAGATATCACCTGAGGTGTTATCTGCAAGCAGGGTTTGTAGCGCGGCCTTAGTTCGTGCGGTGTCAGTCACGGTAGCTCATGATATCAAACGCCTGCCGAGGATTCGAAGTAGACTGCCTGCATCCTCGCACGTATGTCCTCGTCTCGTATGCCCATGTGCAGCCCATCAGGTCGGTCTCGCCAATGCCACAAGGGTTTGTGGATTCCCTTGATCCTCCACCCCTTCATCCTGATCTTCACCCACAGAGCCCAGTCAGCAGCTGGCTCGAATCGGGGATCAAAGCCCCCCACTTCTACGAACGCCTGTCGCCTGACCGCTGACGCTGCCCATACATAGTTCTGCTCCCAGAGCCGTTGCAGATCGTCGTTGTGCGGGGCTGGCCAAATCCCCCCGGCGACAGTGACGCCATCGGCTTCGACCTGGGGGCAGATCACGCCGTCAGTCGACAATCCCTCGCGTAGCACCTCGGTCGTGTAGTTTGAGTAGAGCCAGTCGTCGGCATCGAGAAAAGTCATCCATTCCGTGTCGCACATCGAGGCCCCAAGATTCCTCGTCTTGGCATAGCCCTGGTTGGTCATGTTCAACATCTTGTCTATCTTGTCGGGGAGCCTGTGTATGTAGTCTCGGCTGTCGTCGGTCGAGGCGTCGTCGATAACGATGATCCGCTCGAAGTTGGTGTCCTGATTGATAGCCGAGTTGACAGCCGTCTCAACGAACCGCCCGAGGTTGTAGCAAGGGATGATACAGGTGATCCTACCCATTGAAGCGGTACCAGTCCAACGTGCGTACGATGCCGTGGTCCAGGTCCACGAATCCCTTAGGGTGGATGTTCAGCTCGTCAATCATGGTCTGAGGGTCAGCCAGTACAACAGCTTTCTCATCCTCGCCTGGGCGCATGGGCTGCCAGTCGATGAGTGGCTCTTTGTAGCCAGCGTGCTCATAGACCTTCGTGACGATCTCCTTGACGGTCGTTGGCACAGCTGATCCGGCCTCGATGATCTTCATACGGTCGAAGTCATGCGTGAGCGCCGCGACCAACACATTGGCGCAGTCCTTGACATAGATCATATCCATGACCTGCTCGCCGTCCCCATACAAGGTGAACGGTTTGCCATCGAGCGCAGCCAGACACAAGTTGGGCATCAGCTTGCGAACGGGTGCAGCCTTCTGTCGGGGTCCGTAGGCATTGAGAGCCCTCACGACCGCGATGTTGGTGCCCCACTCTTTGTTCGCCATGAGAGCGAATCGCTCGGCGGTTGTCTTGGTGATGGAGTACGGGTTGTTCATCCAGTAGTTCCCCACTGCGATGTAGACCCCTGGGATTTTGAAGTCGCGTGCGGCCTTGAAGACGTTGAGGCCGCCGAACACATTGACCTCAGCAGCGCTTGTGGGGTCCTGTAGCGTCTCCTGGGTGCCGAGCACGCCTGCCAGGTGTACGAACCCATCACAGCCGTACATCGCTTGCCTGACCGCTCCCTCGTCTCGTACATCACCAAGGAACATATTGCGTCGGCCTGTCTCGTGGGGAGATCGGTCGAACTCGATACAGGTGATCCCGATAGAGTTCAACTGCTCGATAACATAGGAGCCGATGAACCCACAGCCCCCGGTGACGAAGACCTTCTTCATGACAGCACGACCTCCCAGAAGTCCTTGTCGGCAGACGTCAGGCGCGCGGCTAACTCTTCTTGCGTTTCATCGAACCAACCGACTTTCTCGTTGATAACGAGCTCACATCCCAACAGCTGCGCTTCCATGACTGTACGTGGTGCGGCATCGAAGATGTGTGGCAGCAGGACGAAGTACTCCCGCTCAGTCATCTTGCGGAGAACGTATTCCCTTGGGCGACCAACGAGGACTTCGAGTGGGACGTTGTTATCGTGACTCCACTTGGCGGCAAGGTCAAGACCCTTGTGGGGAACAGGGCGAGCTGCCCACAGTGCCATGTACCGTTCGCGCGGAGCCTCGGCTGCAATATCGAAGATCTCATCGATATCCATCCAGCCTGGATTGACATGAACTTTTCCACGGATCGTTACTCCCTCGAGATCGTTCTTCGCGTGAGCGGGGGAGGCCATGATGATGTTGGACGCCACCTCGTAGAGCCAGTGGCCTTTCATCTGTTCATCGTGGACCCACAACGTGGTCTTGTGAGCGACGTCCTGTATGAGGTTAAGTTCCCTACGTGAGAATCCGTACCAGCCGGTAACTACTACCCGGTCGAAGTCCGGTAGGTCATCCGTTACGCCCCCAGGAAACATCACTGTGAGTTTGACCCCGTCAGGTCGCCTCATGGCCATATCGTAGTCGCACATCTCTGCTCCGCCCGACTGGCCCCACTCGCGATGTGTTAGCCAGGCGATGTTCATGAGATCACCATCCTATGTGCCTTCACATCAACTTCCGTTTCCTTACCGATATGACGAAGCAGCGTATCCCACTGGTCAGCGATAACAGGGATCGAGCAGTTCTCGAGCACCCATTGACGCCCCATCATGGATTTCTGCTTATCGGCCATACGATACACACAGTCAAGTCGATACACCATGTCTTCCACACTGGGTATGCTCATCCAACCCATATGCAGCGCAAGTTCAGGGGCCATCGATTCGACCGCGTACCCGTTGACTGTGATCTCAGGCATCGCTGAGAAGTTCTGGGTGATGACAGGAACACCACACGACTGTGCCTCGATGATAGGTACTCCGAAGCCCTCACCTGAAGAGCAGTTCATCAGCACATCGAAGGAGTTGTAGACACGAGCCATCGATTCCTGGGTCATAGGCACCACCGAGGCATCGTACTGGTTCGTGGAAAACACCTTGCCGTCGAGCCCGACCTTCTTTACTAAGGCTCTCATATCGTAACCTGCCATCGCGGCGGTAGGCTCCGTGTGCAGATATACCCTGACCTGATCTTCGAGGTGGTTTTTCTCAGCCCACTGCTTGACAGCCATGAGCTGAAGCGGGAACTGCTTGCGATTGCCCTTGTTCGCCATGACCATCCCAACAAGATACATATCCTCAGGGATGCCTAGTTGACGGCGACACTCGTACTTATCGAGCGGCTTGAAAGTATCGGTATCCACAGCATGGTAGATCACGGCGGCGGGTTCGACCCCTTGGTTCGCCATCTGCTGTGCACCGAACTGGCTCATCGCTACGGGGTAGTCGACGACCTCGAGACGGTCGATGCTGTGATCCCCGATAGTGAATGAATCGACCGGGGTCCACGCGATCCAGGGTACCCCGAGGTCCTGCCAGATTTCAGTCTTCAGGACGAAGAGGTCAATGAGAGTAACAACGCAGTCCGCTCGGCTACGTTGTACGTGCGCCTGAATGACGTCGTTTCCCCACTCATCGTAGTTAGAGCCGGGCAGGCACTCGTACCCGTCATAGGTAATAGCCCCTCCATTGAGGCCGTAGAAACAGAATGCTGTGGGGGAATGGCCAGCGTCAAGGAGTGCTTTGAGAATGAGACGCGTTTGAACTCCATAGCCGGTACCCACCCACGGTGCGTTCGATTGCCAAAGGACCCTCACGGCGGCATGGTCCCCTTCCCGAACTTTAGGCGTCTGAGTCAGCGAGACGCTGGACCAGCTCAGCCTTGTTACCTGAGACGGCCAACTCTCTGACTGACAGCTCCTCCTTCAGTTCCTCGACAGTCCATGAGGAGTACTCGTTCACGTCTGCGGCTTGAGCACCCTCGGGGTCAGCTTCACGTACTTCGGCCATCGCCTCTTCGTCACCACGCGCAGCCATGATCTGCGCGAGAACTTCGGTCTCGTGGTTGTCGTTGTATTGCTTGATGAATCTTACGAGATCGTCGTAGTCCTCGTCGGACATATCGGCGACCCCATCGAGGTCGATCTCCTTGCGGTGGAACTCCAGCGTGTTTGCCATCATCGCCTCCAAAGAGAGTGGAGCCCCCACCCCGAGCAAGAAGGGCGGGGACTCCACATCATCTTATCGTCCGCCCTGTCCGTTCAAGCTCAGGGTCGGGATCGTGTACGAACCGGCCGTGACCTTCGTCACAACTCCGGCCGCCTGGTGCCTCACCCCGGCACCGATGGCGTGGTGATAGAAGGACTCACGGAGCGGGTACCGCTCGAACTGAGGGATCAGCTTCAGTCCGCGCAGTGCCGCGTTCTCATGCTCCCGCACACCGATGGGGTTCGTTTGTGCGAACTTTCCACCGGACGCGACGAGCACGAAGTACCCCGCGGGGATGTAGTCCTCTTCGATGCAGACGAGATCGCCGTAGTAGCCGAACACGCCTGGGAACACGTTCGGAGCACCCGCCGGGGTCGACGAGGGCGGGAGCGACCCGACCAGCGTGCCTCGGAAGACCGAATCCGGCGCGCCAACCACAGGGATGAAGTCGTAGGTGTCACCGGATGCAACCCGGAACTTCCTGACGAGCTTCGCCTCCTGGCGGTTGAACAGACCGTACACGGTAGCCCCACCTTGGGTGTACCCGTGGTGGTAGATGTGCTCGTATGCGTCATCGACGTCCCCGCTCACGAGGGAAGCTCCCCCGCTGGCGAGGTAGTGCGTGTGGGTGTTAGCGAACGTGTTGGACTTCCAAGCCGGCGGGGTTGCCGGCAGGGTCGTCACGTCCCCGTTGAAGAACGGGTAGCTCGTCACAGCCCTACCCGATCCCTCGAGCGTTGCAGCGGTGTTGGTGTTGTCGAACATCCTTTCCATGATGGTCTTCAACACGAGCCGCTGGTCGGCTTCAAGGGCCGAGTTGTTCAGTGCTCTGATCTGCTCAGACGATGCACGCCCCAGGAAACGGAACGTGTATCGGATGCCCAGGTCCATGTACTTGAGCGGGTAGCCCATGTTCCATGGCGTCCCGAGGCGGATACCCACCGGCTGACCGAACTCGTCAGCTTCCTCGAAGTCCTCCGAGATGATAGGCATAACCTCTTCGAACGGATCCGTCACCGGGAACGAAAGTGCCTCGATGAGCGGAGCCCGCTGAGCGTTGAGCAGATTCACAGAGGCGATGATCTCCGAGTACAGGTCGGACAGGGGGACCCCGTCCACAGTCTCGAGGAGCAGATCATCGGTCTGGTTGTAACCCTTGGCGCCACCGGCGATGGGGAGAAGAATGCCGGTGGACTTGAAGAGTCGCATCGCGTCCCCGCCGAAAGCGGCGAGAAGAGCGCGCATCTGCTCAGTCACTTGACACCTCCTCCTTACATCGTGACGACCAACCGGTCCGCTTCCACCGTGAAACCGATCTTGGTGTCAGTGGTCGGGTTAGCCGTCCCTACACTGCCGTTCGCCTGTGCGTAGTAGTTCTTCGAGATGGAGCCGCCGAACTCGACGATCTCCCCGCGCGGCAACACGCCGATGAC